ATGACCGAGGGGGTGGAAATTTTTAGAAGCCCCCTCGGGGTGCGCGAAAAATCGGAGAATGGTCGAATAATTTTTTAAAAAAATTTCTCAAAAATTTTCTTCAAAAATTTACAGAATTTTTCGGAAAAGTTTACAAAACTTCAAAAAAATTAAAGAATTTTTAAAAAAATTTGCAGGACTTCAAAAATTTTTAAAAAATTTCTCAAAAATTGGATTGCAACTTCAAAACTTTAAAAATTCCTCAAAAATTTGTCAGTCCTCAAAAGAAATTTGTAACTCGTTCTCAACAAACTAAAAAATTGCGCAAAGAACCGAAAATTCCAAAGCAAATTCATAAAAAACACTAAAGAACTTTTAGTTTATTAAAAGAACGACTAAAAACTCAAGCGCTGTTTGCTTCGATCGTTTCATTAGCGAAGACTTTCTTGTAAATGTTGAAAGGATCGTATTTGATGATATTATCAATTGCTCTTTCAATTTCTTCTTCGTTTTCATTGTCTGAAAATTGATCAGATGTTTTCGCCAAACGAGCTAAATAAGCGCAAGAATTGTAACCTTTTTCAACGTCAAACAAATACCATTGACTGAATTGCCGAAAAGGATCATAAGGATTATCAATTGTTGTCAACGCACAATCAGCCATTTGCTTTTTCCTTTCTGTTTATTTCTTTAGATAATTCGTAACAGTAGACGTAGAAACGCCGACAGCTTTAGCGATGTCGCTTGTAGTGTAACCGGAATCTTTCATACGATTTATCTTATTTATTTTCGCATCACTTAAAGTAGTAGACGCATGAGGAGTTGAACGTTTCTTCAAATCTTCGGAATCCATATACTTAAGAGATTCCGAAAGCGCGTTATCGCTTATTGCTCCTGCTTGAATAGCTTCCCACAACTTATCGGTAAGGACTATGGGGGTCCTCTTAGCCCCGGTCTTAGCCCTCGCCCTCTCCAGCTCCTGTTGTTTAAGCTTCTTAAGAGTTTTCTTATCCTCTTTTAATTCAGGGTAGGTCTGTGTCTTAGCTGCAATATTGGCATTAGCCAAAAGTTGTGCCTTACGTTCACGTGGGGCATTGAGCTTAGCCTCGTTGAGCTGTGCAGCAAGGTTCGCCCTTTCTTCTTCATAGACCTTAGCCGCTGATGCCGAATATTTGAGCTTGCCTGTCTCTATTGCGGTCTTGCGGGACTGGTTTGCAAGACTTTTTAAGTCGTTGGCATAGTCCGCGTATAATAATTCCTTGGGGGTTCGGTACTCGGAAACAAGGGTGTAGGCATCATCGGTCTCAGCCATACGGGTACTTTTCTGAGCGCGTTCATGGGTCTTGCCCTTCTTGTCTACATAAGTCTCATGCGCCTCGGTGTAGCTCATCTTACCCGTTTCGGGGTCTACGTGGGGAGAACCCTTGCGTTTAGGCACATCTATCTCGGAGGATGCCCTTGACAGGATGGTGGATGCGCCCCCGTAGTGTATGTTCCCATTTTCATCATAGCGAACCTGATACTTCTCGCGAAGCTCCTGAATGTTGTTATCCTTCTCGCTCTTTTTATAATCAAGACCGTGTTTCTTGGAGTCTATGACAACCATGCTGTGACGTATAGCTCTCGCGCATTCATCCGGAGAAGCCCCGAGTAAGGTCATATCTGTAATAAGATTTGATATCTTACCCATCTCGGTTTGTTCTTGGTGCGTAGTCTTTATTTTTCTTGAACCGTCACGAGCCGGATACTCTTCTTTGGGATCAAATCCTTCCAGACCTTTGAGGGGCGGGGTAGAGGTTATTTTTACATTCCTGCCTGTGGGTATCACCTGTACTGTATCTCCATCGAAGTCTGCACCGGAAAGTCTTTCAGCGACCTTGCTGGTTATTCCTACAGCGTCAATAGAAGCCGGCGTAATAACTCTCTTGCCCTCTGCATTTTTATTATTGACGGTCAGTATTGGTATTTCCGATGTACTCCCGTGAGGGTATCGTATCAGAGCGACCTTACTTCCGTCTTCATATCTTGGAGCATATATTTCATCGTCCTTTAAAGATGTGAGAGGTAATATGACCTGATACTTCTGACCGGGGAGAGCAGCTGCCTGAAGTGAAACGGCGGCGGAATCACATTCGTCAGCGAACTCGTTCAGTCTGTACCTCTTGACGGTTGGATTGGTCAGCGCACATATCTCCTCAAACTCTGCCCGCTTGTCCGCTAAGGACAAATTGAGCTGTTTTTGAATGAGATCCTTATTCTGCTTACCTAAGAACTGCGACGGCAGGGAATCAGACCATTCTTCCCAGTCGCCTTCTTCCGCACGCTTATTTATAAGGGAAAGCTTTTTGTTGCCATCTTTATCAATATAATAGCTTTGCCCGTTTGCTTTTATAAGCGAGCCAAAAGGGTTGTCCGGGTCATCGGTTATCTGTTTCAGAACGGTACCGCTTTCTTTATCTCCGAGAGCCGGAGTACCCTTATGTTTATTAGTGTTGAATATAACATCAACGCCGTCGGGCATATCATCGGAATATACAGCCATGCCCTTAAGATAGTGAGTGCCGTCCACAAGTATCCTGACCTGCGCATAATGAGCATTGCCGAGCGAGAGATCATCGACACCTCTGCGAAGCTCTATAACTCCGTCTTTCTGTGATCCGCCTTCTTCCGCATAGCGTATCTGCAAACGTTTGGAGTTCATACTTTCGGGATATTTGAAAGTCTCAAATGTTTCTCCGCCGTCTTTGGAGGAATACTCGGTTATGTAATTTATTTTGTCGAACTGGTATATTTCTTTATGCTCGGTTCCTGGAGGACAAACAACTCTTAAATTTGTCTGTTTCCCGGGATTTGTGACCTGAGGCACGCCTCCGCCGTATACAGGATAGCCGTCTGCTTTAAGTATTTCAAGCGCTTCGTTAAGTTTTTCTTTTGATACTCCGAGTTCTCGCTCAATACCTTCGCCAACATCTATCATACCTTTGGTGTCTATCTGCTCTTTCAGAAATGCAGCAATCTTCTGAGACTTCAACATACGGTCTTCCGCTTTTTCATTGAGCAAAGCTCTTACGGACGATTCGCCGGCAAGTCCCATCATTTTGGCGATCTGAGTTGCATTGTAGCCTTCTGCCTGCAACTCTTTCACTTTTGAGATCTGCTGGGTTCGTCTCTCGGTTTTTGCTATAGCTTTTTGTGCGCGAAGCTGCGTTGTGGACAGACCCATAGCTTTGGCTATCTCTGTTTCGCTGAATCCTTCCTTTTTGAGCTTTTCAACTCTGCTCAGGAAGTCTCCGCTGTGTTGATAAGGGTTCTGACCGCTCCCAAGAGGATACCTGCCGGAACCGGGTCCCGGAGCGCCGTCCATTTTACCGACGCCGACGTGCATAAGAATATCTTCCGCTACCGGGTTCATATCAGCTTTCCTCCTCTTTCAGCTTTTGTATTATTTTGTCAAATGATATGATCTTGTCCATTATGGGCGCAATGTCTTCTGCGGTCGGATTGTACAGCACGATCTCATTGCTTTGATATATTCTCAGTTCCGTTTCTATAGTTCCGGGCTTTATGCCGTACTCCAAACAAAAAAGAGCAGCGTATATTTCAAGCTGCTCCATATGTGCGGGTGTGGCACCGGTTTTAAGGTCGTGTATCCTTAGTGTGTTGCTGCGGAAAGATATTGCATCCGCGGTGCCGAAACAATTCGCAGAATATGCCAGCACCTGTTCCGGCAGCATACGAAAACCTATCGCGTCATTCACATACATATTCAAAGTCTTTTGTGATTTTGGAAGTCTTTGCCCCAAACGAATACATGATGCCGCAAACTCATGGAGCATTGTTCCTTTTTGTGCAGCCTTAAAATTTATATATGCCTCTGCAACCTTTTCTTCGCTATAGTTTATCCAGTGGTATTTTGACGCGCCGAGAAAAGCATGCTGCCCTTCAAGAGCCGAATGTTTGTTGAAGTTCATCGAGTACCTCCTCTTTGTTTTCGGGATAGATAAATCTTGAAAAAGACATTCGATCCATCTTTGTCACATAGTATTCTTGATTGGGCTGTTTTGCTGCTTTGGCATTTTTCTTACATTCAAGCGATGCCCATTTATCATTGTTCAGAATTATAAGGTCGGGTATGCCCTGAATATACGATGCATCATTTTTAAGTACAATACACCCCGGAAACCTGTTTTTTAATTCTTTGATAAGCTTTGCCTGAAATTCGTTTTCCTGCATTTTGTACAGCCTCTCCTTTCAGAATCAGTAAAACAAAAGAGAGAATGCAAAAATCCGCGATTTCACCTTCCCTCTCATAAAAGCCCTTGTGATTTTTGCGAATTTATCTTTTGGCGAAAAAAACACTTGATGAAATATAATTTCAGGTCGAAAAATGCCTTCTGCCCACTTGCCCACTTTTTTTCGCTATTTATTATATATTTTTATTATTTTTTTTCACGAATAAATAGAAAAATAAGTGGGAAAGTGGGCAGAAAGCCCGCAAACCCGCTCCCAGAGCCAATCCAGCTTGCCCACTTTTGTTTTTAAAAGTGGGCAGAAAGTGGGCAAATGGGCAACATTTCGACCAAAAAACGTTTCAAAAATTCAGAATTTTCACAAATCTATCACATTGTTCAAAATAAAAGTGGGCAAATGCCCGGTTTTGAAAATAAAAGTGGGCAGAAAAAATGCAAAAAGAAGAGAACTTGTAAAGCCCTCTCCTACTGTAAATTTTGCGAATTTTGTTTATTATTTATATATTTTTCCAGTGTGTTTGTCCCTCAGAACCACACGTTCGACCATCTCAAAACCAAGTGCATTACACGCAGCAAATATAATTCCCATAAGCTTGTACCTGCGGCTCTCGTGATGCTCTCTGCCGCCTCCAAGCTCTATATTCCGCACAGCCTTGAAATATGTAGGGTCGTTATACCCCTCATAATTTTTGCCATAACAAGCATAGTACTCATGTTTATCAAATTTACGCATTTTCTTTACTCCATTCTTCAATATCTACGCCGATCTCTTTCAGCTTTTGTGTACACAACCACGCATCGTCGCAATCGTCCGTTTCGTATTTATTCACCAACGCAGCTACTTCATCTGCAAATCTGTCATAAAATCTGCGCAGCCTTTTGGCTCCGAAGCCCAGCTGTTCATGCAGCACCCACAATATTATAGCGTCAAGCTCCGCCGCATTCTTACGGTCAAATTCCGCTATCCTCTTCTTTATTTCGGAATCCATAATTTTTCGCTGCACAGCGTTAGGTCCTATTCTTGCTTTCATGTTATCATGTTCTCCTTTGCAAAGAATAGCGGTACTGCAAATATCAGTATCAGCACAAGTGCGGTCATATCAGATGTCAGCGCTAAAGAAAGCAGCCCAAGTATAACAAGGGCTGCCGACATGAGTTTGTTCTTTAAAAGTTCTGTTTTATTCATTTTGTTTCCTTTCTATCACTGTATATATTTCGCCGCGTTGTTCTATTATTTTGTATCGTTCTAAGAATTCGTTCAAAGACACATCATCGGATATGACGACTTCATATCGTTCACTGCTATGTTCGGGAGTAAATAACAGAATAAACAACGTTGTTCCTGCTCCTAACAAAAGTATTGCTGCTCCTATAAGAGGAATTACATCTTCGCGAACGCTAAAAATTAAAGTTGCAAAACCAAGTATCATCACTACCGGCACAACCACCCAATACACGCTTAAGTCCGATGGCATCACGTTCAAAACTGTTACACCATTCATCATTTCTTCTCCTTAAACTTTACAGGTTTATGACTGTTCAAATTGACAGGTTCAGCCAAGCAATCGTCGCAAGGCTCATCCGTATCTTTTTTGTCACGGTGTTCGCACATATCACAGTACAGGTCGAAGTATACCTCTTTTTGTTCACTCGGCTGCATCGTGTTCCTCCTTAAGCGTAATTATCTCGCTGTGCGGCAGCGTCTCTATCCACTTGCAGAACTTCTGCCATTCGTCAAGCTTATGGTCTTTGCGCATGGGATAAATGCCCGCAAGAACTTCATAGTTCAGCATTACTGTCCGTCTCTGATTGTATGAGGTCGGAAGAAGCTGTATCATAATCCACCAGTATTTTTTATCACCAGTCTGCAAATATAATTTTCTTGCGAGATTAAGCACGTGTATCTTTTCCTTTAAAGGCGTTAAAAAGTTGTACATACACGGTTCTTCCTGTTTTTCTTTCAGCGGATTGATGTCAAGGTCTTCAAGATGTTCATGCGAGAAGTCCTCCAGCGTAAACTCCTTATCCGCTATTTTGTGCATTGTACTGCACGAGTTGGCAACTGTACCTACTTTATATGTATCATACTCCTTCCACCAGTAGAGAGGCGCGGTTATGTCGGCAGATACAACGATCATTCGGCGGTATTTTGCGTGTACGGGACCGCCTTTGGCAAGCTTTTTCATCAAGGTAAGGTCTGCTTCACCGACTGCAAATGTGCCAAAAGAAGAACCATCATCCAGGTAAGGAATAAAAACACTGTCGCTCCTGCCCCAAGAGTTCATAGGATTTCGCATTCCGCGCGCCGCAGCTTCAAAGCCGCATACTTCCACGTTTTCAATTCTGATCATTTTATTTTTCCTTTCAAAAATTGTTGACTTTTATAAGTTCTTGTGTTACAATACTCCTAAAAATATAATAGGAGGTACAGAATAATGTACATTGACAGTAAAATAGTTTTAGATATTGTTCGCTTAGTTATTAAGTTTGGAAAGACCATTTATAAAGAACTTGAAAACGGTGATCTTTCCGTGGGTATAATGGACGGACAAGTCTTTATTAGAGGAAATCTTTGTGGATATAAAATAAATCACAGCGCCCCGCTTAACAAAATCAGCAATGATATTAAAGCTTTTAGTTCTGCGTTCGCTCCCCTACGTCCTTGATAAAGTTATATACTTTTTCGGGGCTGTCAATAATTGCTGTGAAATTTGAACCTTCCACTTTTATTTCACAGCGTATACCAAGCTTCCACCCTATAATAATCAACAACAACCCAAGCATAAGCATTATAGTTTTTAAAAAAGCAAAAAAGCATTTGAATATATGCCTCATTTTCTCAATCATTTTATTTTCTCCTTTCACTTCTGCGAATAAAACGCAGTCTCATTAAACCGTTTCTTTTCCGATAAAGCTCGTCCGATGGCAATGTCAATACCGCTTCTGCTTTTGAGGTTATAGAAATACAAGTCTGTAAACGGTGTATTAAGCCTGTCTATACGTCCCTGAGCCTGTGCCATTATCTTGTACGAATAATTCTGAGACCAAAATATAACAGTGTCGGTCTTGATGCAGTTCCAGCCCTCAGCGCCTGCGTTATACTGCACAAGATACACCCAGCGTTTGCTGTCAGGTATAGGCTGATGGCAATGCCCGTTCCACTCCGCAATTTTGACCTTGCCGCCGTAATACAGCTCTTTCAGTATTTCAAGTTCGTAATCGTAGTTATAGAATATAATAGCTCTCGGGTGCTTCTCCAAAAGCTCCAGCAAAGCTGCCTGCCGTGCATCCGAAGAATTGACGACTTTGCGAAGAATATAGCAAAACTCACTTGCATTTTCTATCGGACATTCATTGAACGGATCCCAGCGTGTGCGAGTAACAGTTTTGTAAAGCTCTTTGTCGTAGTCAGTGTAAATGTCTTCAAAATGCGGAACGGTTTTTCTTTTGAAATCCATATTGACCAGAATAGAATTTCTGAGACGAACAAGTTTTCCTGTGTTTACATATCGGTCGACTTTCGGAAAGTTACTGAACGGACTGTATATGATGTGTTCACGTTTAAACTCGGTTTTGTTCCTGTAGAAGCCGTTCGCCACAAACACCGGAATATAATCCAGCCAAGTATCTCCGGGAGTAGCCGAGAGCAATATCCATTGATTGGCACGGGTAATTTTGAGAAAAGCCTTGACCCAAACACCTGAGCCGACAACTCTTTGTTCATCAAATATAAAGAACGCATTTCGTACATTTGCATATTTTTTGATATTGTTCCACGAGTCAACGACAACAGTGTTGCAATATAAGGACGTATCATCGCCCGACAGCAGGAAATACGACATCTCGTCTTCCCATTCGAGAGTATCTCGCTTCCTTGCTGTGGTTATTATGTACAAATCCATAGGCGGATCGTTCATCGGTACATATTCTTCCGTGCCTATGACCCCATCATTCAGAATATAATAGTAGGCAAGGGCAGTGCGGGATTTGCCGCTTCCCACACCGCCGCAGAGTATACAGCCGTTTTTCATTCTTTTAACGGCATCGAACTGATAATCATACAGAGTTATTCCTGCCATTTCATATCACATCTTTCAATATTCTGTCTACTGCGTGCCTGCTAAGCTCCGTTTTGCTGACATCTATTGTAGGGCAGTTCCCGAAATCTTCACCGAGCTCGAAATTTATGTATATTGTCATACCGGTAAGCATATCTGTATTCCCATCCCCAACATATTTCTCAGCGTTATCTATCAAGTCCTGACCGCAGTCTTTTATCTGCTGTGCAAGTTTTTCTTTAAAATCCATTTTGTATCCATACCTTTCCGAGACGTTCCATAGAAACAATATTGCCGCCGTCTCCGTACAACCCGCCGAATTTATCCAAAGCCGACATTGTGCCTGCCATAATTACTTTCTGCGGAGCGATCTTTTTATCGTAAACAAACTCTATGACGTTCGTTGCCGGTTGTTTGTCATAGTTTGTATCGGCATCCCCATAATCTGTCGGATCAGGGTCGGTGATTTGGTTCGCGTGCTTGAAGTCGGCGGACACAACGTTGAACACATATCCGCATTTCAAGGTTATTTTGTACGCTTCACCGATAGATGAGCAGTAGGCTCCGCCGAGAGCTGCACATAAATATACAACGCCATCTTTCCTGTAAAAGCGGATGCCGGTCTCCATATCGGTCGCACATTCAAGCTGTAATTGATAGTGGTCACTTTTGGTATCTGTAAATTTCCTGAAATCTTCACAGCGGTACGTATTTGTCATACCGGCAGGTAAAGGCATGAAGTCGCCGCTTATTTTGACCTCTTCGGTTTCAACAGACTTATCGAGCTTTATTTGCATCTTGTATGCCGTTTTTGCCGTCTCGCGAAGCTTCTCTATCGTATCGAGTTTGCTTTGCATTACGCTATTTTGTTTTTCAAGGTCGGCATTTATCTCCGATAGCCGTTCGACTGATTCGTAAAGCTGTTTGTTATGTATTTCCGCTTCTTCTACCTGCTTTGTTAAGCTGCTTACGTCGTCATTGTAAACAATACCCCTTATGGCGCACAATATGACCACTATCGTCATAACGCTTAATAACACACAAAGCACTATTATCCAGGTTTCTAATGTATCAGTATCCGACATAAGTGTCTTCCTTTCTGAGCAATTCCAATGCTCCGTAATAAATAAGCACCTGCTTTACTTCCGGCGAAAAATATGAAAGACCATACAAGCTCCCATGTTCGTCATAATAATCGCAGCACGTGAGCAAAGTATCCATATCTGCGCGTGTAACACCTTTAACGCCGGCGAATTTGAATACCGAACGTTCGTTCCATTTTTCAAGTCTGCGCTTGACCTCTCGCCTCAGTTTTTTACTGTTCATTTTGTCCTCCTATAATTGTTTAACTCGGTTTATCATTCGTCTTGCTTCCCACACCCCGGTACAGTAGATCGGTGTGAACCAATAATTTTTCAGGTCATCTCCGTATGTAATAGGCTCGGTCAGGGAGTTGCCTATTTTGACAACCCCCGCTATACCGAGAAGTGAAAGCTGGATGTAACACATAAGAGCCACAGTCATATCTATGTCCTGCGCATACATCAGAATATGATTTTGGAAATTCAGCCCGTCTTTCTCAAAGTCACGCTTTGCTTTGTTCGCTGCCGCTATCAGCAGTGCCCCGGCTCCACAGGTCGGGTCAGAAACAGTAACAAAACCTTTTTCTTTTGCTTCTGCTGCCAAATTGCCCATTATCATTTCCGCCATCATTTGGCAAATATTGTATGGTGTAAACACCTGACCTCTGTTGTTGTCACCAAGTCCGGCAGACATATATATTTTTCCGAGAAAATCCTGATCCGGGTTTTCTTCCAGTGCAAGAACTGTTTCAGCGAAAAGCTGAGGGAATATCTGCTGTTCGTCTTTCTTATACTTGCCGATAGTGCGCAAATATAATTTTTCACGTCTTTCAAATTGGTTTTTGCTCATACCATTGGATACTGAGCACGCCGACATGATAACAAAGTCCTCCCAGACTTCCCATTTGTTATGCCGATATGTAAGCGTTTCAAATAATTTGTCAAACTCCTTTGCAGGGTCATGCTTATCCGTTCTTTTCATTTTTCTCCTTTCAGCAAAAGCATTTTATCAGCTTTCGTAATCCGCGTACTTGCCCGCGAACTCGTCTTCCTCAATGGTCACGTACATAGAACGCAAATACCCCTTTACTCCGGTTTTGCCGTTGACCTCCCACTCGTAAGGACGTATGTTAAGGTCAACGTTCCTTATCTCGGCGTAATCAAGCGCGTCTATGGATTCTTCGTCCAGCTCGGTCATTTTTTTGCCGGATATGAGATGTATTGTCGGAGGTCTTCTGTCAAAGTTGACCGCCACCTGAATATAATGAACCGCTTCTTCGTCTTCATCACGAGGAGCCAGAACTCTTACATTCCAGCCCGCTTCGGAAAGTTCCCTTGCCTTATCCGGGTCGTCTATGATGACACAGAAATTTCTGCTCCCCTCACGGTTGTATTTTGTGCCTTTGCCCGCGAAATTGCGGAATATAATGCGTGCATTTTCTATCTGAATATTGGGTAACACTTTTGTTTTCCTCCTGAAATATAATTAAAACGGCAGCCGGATCGTGTCTATCGGATAGCCGTTCACAGTCATTACGTTTGAAATATCATAGCCAAGCCCACAGTCAAGATGGTACGGATCATGGTTGAAGTTCGGGCAGTCAAAGCAGTTCTTTTGTGCTTTATTATTGCAGGGCAGAACCCATGGAACATTGTTCGACATATAAGGGTCATCAGAAGCGAACCACTCGTAATCTCCATAGCTGGATATCTTTTCGACAGCGTCATTAACAAGACTGTCATAATACGAACGGTCTATATCGTTTTCTTTGCCGAGTGTCTTTACCATTTCAGATTCAAGCCACCGATAACCTTTTGTGCCTGTCACTGCTGCGTAACCTTTTTCTCCGGTCTTTTTGTTTTCGGTCTCCCGCATAAGCAGACCGCCTCCGCATCCCGGCTTTATCGGGCAGAACCGACCGACCTTGCCGACAAAATGATAGTCATGCTCTCCTTCTGGCAGCGATTCGTTTGTATCGAGATACAGCGCACTGCTTACCGCTTTTGTCTCACAAAGATCTTCAAATTCAATATCTTCATGAGTGAACAAGGTTTTGAACACGTAAGGCACTTGAAACTGCGTTCCTGTGGCAGTCCATTCACCGTCTGAATCTTCGGTCTTGTATTTGGCAACATACACCGCGTCGTTTACAAGACACATCTTTTCATAGGTAGCTTCATGCTCAAAATTATAGCCGTATATTTTGCCGTATTCTGTAACGAAGGATATGATCTCCGGTGTTGCGTCCGGTATCTTTATGGAATCGGTTTTGATATGTGCGACGGTAAAGCCTCGCTTTTGAACTTCATGTTTGAGATTTATCATAAACAGCGCACCGCGTTTGGCAACGATATTGTCGATATTGCGGTCATCTCTGAACGGATTTTCAAAATTCGCGGCTGTAAGACCGTAGACCGAATTTATTGCTATCTTCAAAGCCTGAGCAAGGTCTTTCGCCGCTTTCTCGTCGGTCAGATATTTTGCAAGCTTTCCGTTAAGTCTCATTTTGGCGGAATCGAAATCCTTGTGCTTTATGTCCAGACGAGCTTGTACGATGTCCTCGAAGTTCTTTGTGTACGGTCCGAACAGTTCTTCCGCGATTATGCTTGACGGATGCATAGACGCAATATCAAGCAAAGCGACATCGCCGTACATACCCGGTTCGGCATACACGTAGCCGCCTTCGCCGACTTCTTCATCTCTGTACACAGACTTGCCGTGGTCGTAAATATAACCCGGAAAGAGAGGTCTGCTGTTTTTGTCGAACCTTGTCCACTCGTCCGGATCGTATACAAAAGTCTGCCCGTTCCGGGTGCATACAAGACTTCCGGTTTCGGCTTCGCACGACATATCGCCCATATTGCGGTAATTAAAACTGCTTTGCGGGTGACGTTCGGTGCCGAATATAATTTTTGTAGTAAGGGAGTTAGTGATATCGTTGACAGTCATACCTGCTACGTCCGCAAGTATTTGTCTTGCTGTAAAATCTGCCTTTCTCGCATTGAAAGTTGCTTCTGTAGCAAGAACATCGTTGTCGCAGTATTCCGCTACCTTCTCCCAAAGTTCTTCCGGCACAGGCTGATCCCACGGAAGCCCCAACTCCTGATGATGGATACCAAGTTCTATCTCGAACTTTTTGAGACTCTGCTTTTTGCTTGAAAAATCATAAACATCCGTATACGATATGTTATATGCTTCACCGAAGAAACAATCTTTTCCGCCGTTTATTATCCTTTGGGACAGGTCATATAGCTGCTTGTTAGTGTAGCCCAAGAGCCTTGCGTACAGCAAATGGTTGTCGTATCTGCGGCAGTTGAACCCCACAAGCCTGAACGACAACAGTTCTTCTATTTCGGAAGGTGTCGGATTTATCATTCGGACAACAGGCTTTCCTTCACCTTCTACTTTCCAGTTCACAAGAAACAGATTCGGAAATATTTCCGTATCAAAGAATATAAGTTTGGCATCTTCATTCTTTTCGGCTTCCGATGCCTCGTCTGACTTGAATTTCATTTTGTTTACGAGCTTTATGCAATACTCCGCCTGATGTGTGCTGCCGGCAGCGAACGCGAGGATCGCATTTCTCATATCGGTAACATCGTATTTTAGCCCGCCCGAATATGCATCTTCCAGTATTTTGTATATAAAGTCAATGCTGGGCTTAGTACCCGGATGTATTTCCTTGTTAAGATTGCGCTTAAGCATTGTCCTAAGACTTTTTTCGCTCTTTACCGCTTCAAAATTTATCATTTTGCCGTCTCCTTTCAGTGGCAGACCTGAGCTTATTTCGACAATAGGCAAGCTGTTACATTTTGTAAGTTTGCGTCTTAATGAGCTTTTTCCTGTAAAAACCTTGATCTCAATATGGTCATCATATACGCGGCTCAGTTTTAAAATATCGCCGGTGTAAATATAATGAAGGTGTATACCTTTACCGCTCTTGCTGAGTTCTGCGTATGTTGGCAGCCATTTGCGTGCAGCTTCGAGATTTCGTTCAAGGGATTTGTTTCCATTCTCGTCCGTAATATCAAAGTCAATAACTATAAGATACGCTGGTACTTTCACATAATGCAGCTTGTGCGTGTCAAGGTCAGTCAGAGTTGTAATCACCTCATCCCACTTTTTGGCAGGCGTTTCCTTGTCTGTAGCGTATTGCGCAGGGCAGTCCTTACAAATATCATCAAGAACCGAAATTTCCCTGTCGAATACAAGCCATGATTTTGTTTCATCGGGTTTTTCAGGTTTCTCGAATTTCTCGACACGGAACCCGTAATAATAACTGCGTATCCTTGTTCCATCCTCAGCACTCACGCGGTCGGCATATTCGTGAAAGTAGTTTTTCAGTTCCTCTTTAAACGCTCTCTGAGAAAGCGGAAACATGACCTTTGCCTCATCACAGTATGTTTTGTACATCTCCCAAGCTGCTTTAAGACTTGTACAGTTTTCTTTTCGGAATACATAGTAGCTGTCGAGAATATAATTATAGAAATCATTCGATGCCCCGAGCATGGCTGTGGGAATATATGCGTCATAGGCTTCGGGGTCATTGAGATATACTTCCTTGCAGTGCCAAGCTATAGCTCCGAGTTCAAATCCTACTTGTTTTATAACCGTGGCATATTCACTTGCGGGCAATTTGTTTCCGGACGGAGATACATCTATCAGCCTTCGTATAAGTCCTGATTTTGCATCAGTTATCTTCACAGGTTTGTTTGTACCCATGAACAGAAAGCATTTGAAGTTTGTAGAATATAATTTCTCGAACTTATTGTTGACTGTCATCTGTTCATGAGATACAAGAGAATTGAGCCTTGTGTTATCCTCTATTTTGGACAAGTCGCCGTCATGCTGTATCGCGACAAGAGGATTGCATTTAAAAGCTTCAAGCGCAAACGAATTGCTGGAAGAACCGAGAGCTTTGGCATCGAATACCGAATAATACCCCTCGAATAACTGTTGTATGATATTGAGAACCGTCGATTTTCCTGTTCCTGCCGCACCGTAAAGCACCAGAAATTTTTGCAGCCTTTTTGATGCACCGCATACCACAGACCCTATAGCCCACTCTATTTTGTGACGCTCTTCTTCGGAATATAATGTACCCATAAGCTTGTCATAAGCATTTACACTGCCTTTTTGCAAAGGATAGGGCAGCTTTTTGCTTGCATAATCTTTCTTATCTGTTGGTGTGTTTGAAAATATAATTTTCTCGTCCAAAATATGAAAGTTATCGCGCATCTGTTTTTGACAATACTTGTGCCACACATCTATTATCCCGCTTTCAGCATCCCACATATGCAGAACTTTGACGCTTATGTCAGAAGAAAAGTGCGAACGATGTTCCTCGGCGTATTTATCAAGCTCACGGTCTACGGTGTGTATAACATCCTGCTCATCCGTAGACCATAAACCTTTTTCTTCCAGCCATACCGCGTAGAAATCTCCGCCGCGTATCATCAGATCGGAACTCTTCTTGATAATGAATTTAGGATAGATCTCAACTGTTCCGCGTTTTTTGCTTCGTGTTGAGATCATTAAGAAGTCGATCATATCATGCCTCTTCTTCCTCCATTTCTCTCAGCACCATTTTAAATTTCAAATCATTTAACTCGTGTTCGAGTTTTTCCGTGCGCCTCGATAACTGTTTGGTATGCAAATTAGCGAACAATGCATAGACAGCTGCTCCTAAAGCCATACCATATAAAGACCTGCTTATACTCCTTTGACGAGCAAGACCTTTTGCCAATTTCTGTATACTGCGCTCAGACTTTCCGAGTGCTCTGAAAATATAATCTAATGCGTTATCCATGATACTGCTCCTTTCAAATCTTGTTTAAATACCAACACATCTGATGCCATATTTCGAGATCCCTGAGATCGCGGTCGCAGTCCTCTATGGTGAACAGTCCTCCGGAACCGTCCCTCGAATATCTGCGTTCCATAAATCTGTCAAGATGCTCATTTACAATGTTTTCGTCATATCTTACATCGTCCATAAGACCCAAGCCGAGATTTACTATCATTCCCCAGAACCATTGTCCTGTCCTGTCGCCTTCATCGGGACTGCTCATTATTTCTTCTTCGCATCTCAGTGACAGAGCCACGAGCATTTCAAGCACGCTGCATGGTCTGTCATCAAGATAAGAAGCTATGACCGCATCGTTGAGGTGACGGTCATAGCCATAACGGTATCTCATATTCATTCCGTCATCCGCACGGTTCCCATCCATCGGTATTATGTATCGGAAATCGACCCTGTGCAGATGATGCAGAAGCTTTGAATATGACGTTTTGGAAGAATATCTTTTATCGTAGACGAAACTGAAAAGCCAGTCAAAATATTTACGGCTAAGTTCGTTTTTACTCATTTTCTCTCCTTTTATACGGTTTTTCTTTCAGCACCTCCGCATATGCAGACGGTATGCGAATGATCTCGTAATCCGTTCTGCGAACGTCGTTCCTCACATATACGGTGTCGTCATCGTATTCCCCGAAATGTGATAACGATTCGTAGCCGATAATATCTTCCACGTTGTCTATTTTGTCCTCGTTGTCGTCTGCAAGAACATCGTCCTCATAGTACATGAGAGATATTGTCTCGTAATCATCCTTTTCTCCAAATTCGTCGGGAGAGATCACATACGGATCGTCTGTATCCATACTTTCAACAACATAAGCGTTGCTTTTGAGGATGGTGCGGTTCTCTTTTTTCTCTTCTTCGGTTATCTCGTGCTTTTTGGTGACCTTGTTTATAAGTTCAGCCTTTTTCGCTTCGAGTTCCACGCGCTTCTCGTATACCTTTTTGACCGAGTCTATCTCGTCGTTTGCGTACTGTTCGTAAATTTCCTTTACGGCTCTCCAAGTTACTAAAGCTCCTAATGCCGTACCCAGCAGAAATATAACAAGACCTGCAAGTTTATTCATCGTATCTTTTCTCCTTTTCTTCGTTTTTGATAGTAATAGCGGTGACTGCCAGACCGCCGAACAGCAAAGACATACTCAACAGAATACCTCCGGTGATATGCCTTTTGCGTTTTGAGTCGAAAATATAATCGAGCATTGATATGAAGTTTTCAAGCGCGTCCATTCTCTTTACCTCCCGATATTACCGCTACTCCACCTAAGAAGCAGAGGCTCGCCATTGCCGCGAATGTGTAAGATATAACTGTAAGCAAGTTGCTCATAAGATCACCTCCTCTCATTCTCAAATTTATCGAGAATATAACCGTCAACATTGAAGTCGAGAATTATACTTCTTTCAAGACCTTCGTCGAAGTTGACTTTTGCCTCGTTGTTTGGGTCGTAAATGTTGAAGGAAATATAATTGTCTCCGACATCATTGCCATCCGGTCTGTAGAGCCAACCTACTACCTGACCCGCTTTTGTAGGTTCAAAACCAAGCATTTTGTACACATCATTCAAGAAGAGGAAGCCCTGCGTCCTGAGCTTGTCGTTTGCATAGGATTCCCTTGCGCGTATGAACATCTGGTTGAAATCGGGGGTTTTCTCCCAGTTTACGTTTGTTTCATCAAATATCCGCGAATATTCTCCGGGCGAGAATACTGTTACTTCCGTTTCGACGATTTTATCCTCGCCGTTTTCGTCTGTGACGGTCTTCTCGACTTTTTTGGTGAGGGCTCCATATTTCAGTTCCTTATCAACGACTTCGCCGAAACGGTCTATGACACGATTCCGATAGTCTTTGAACGCTTTATCCACGGTAGCGTATGCCGCTGCAAGAGCTGCGCCTCTCTTTTTGAGTATGCCTACCGACGCAAGCACACAAGCAACGGACACCGCGCCGAAGATCGCTGCGGGGGCATACAGCTTAGCAAACTTTACGCCTGTCTGAACGTATATGAGAGCCTTGTCCTTGCTCTCGTCTTCTGCACTGTATTCCGCTTCCGATTTTGTCTCACGGCATTTATCTACCGTTTCCAGTTCTTTTTTAGTTTCGTCCATTATTGCGGAAGCTTTTGTGGTAGCTTTGCAGGCAAGTACGAGACTTGCGACACCCGCAGCTATGCCCGTTACAACAAGTATTTCGGGGCTGTGCTTTTTGAAGGCGAAACCTACCTTCGATACTATTGCTTTTATTGCGTTTAATTTGTTACTCATGATCGTTCTCCTTTTCTAATTCCAGTAATGTTGCTATGTTCCATGCGGCGTGCCATAAATGTGGCAGTCCGCTTTCATCGTCCTTTTTGTCGGGGTCAGCAAGATACGCCATAAGGTGCCTGAGCAGCGCATCGTTATAGCGCTCCTTGCTTACCTGTTTCCATGAATCCTTATCCGGGTATTTTGTCAGCCCGAACTCTCTTACCGCTACTACCGCAAATATAATTTCATGCGGCATAAGCGACAGACGCGGTTTGTGTGCGTCTGCCTTTATTGTCTGGTCGTATGTATCCATTTTACTCCTTTCAATCTATAGGCATAGCTTTTGGGAGCTTTATAAGATACCCGTCCCGTGTACGGATAACGCTTGCTCCGCGGATGTCTGTCCAGCCGTAGCGCCTGTAGGTATATGGGCAGTCCTGACCTGCCATTTCATAGAAATCAAGCAGGCTGACAACGCCGTAAGATGCTATTATTTCATCCATTTTGTCGAGAACAAGCTCCGCTTCTCCACGATTATCAAATATAATTTCATCATAGCTTGCGGCACCTCTTGAACGATAGTCGTCATATCGTCTGTCTCGCGCGGCTCTGTTTGACGCCGTCCAGTAAGATATATTGGACTGTCCGGAGTTTCTGCGCTTTTCGGGAGCATCGTTCCCATACAGCAGGATATTGATACTGTCGGTTATTGCACGCTGTATGGACGGCACCACAATATCCGTCACGAAATGTGTCATAACATCGCTTATCGTCCCGGCTATAAGCGTGTCCGCTATTTTGCGGGCGTTTGTTTTAGTTTTGAGCTTCGTTGACGAGGAAACGATCCTCCCCGTGTTATTGGCTTTTGATTCCTTCGATTTGAAGGAGTTGGATTTGTATTCTTCCAAAATATAATTCTCCTTTCATGATGTGGCAGTCAAAATTTAATTCTCCTTATCTTTCCCGGCAGAGATATCTTTGCGCCGGGCAGTTTGCCGAACTCTTTTTTGAACTGATATACAAGATTTGACCTTGCTTTTTTCTCAGAGACCGCACATGTCGTTCCATGCCATACAAACGCTATGCACTTGCCGAACTCCATTACCGGACCTTTGTAAAAATATCTCATGCACACCTCCGCCAAAAACAAAAGGGAAGACACCTTGTTACAGGTATCTCCCCTCGGATTTATCCTTTGCTATTTTCTTCCTTTGTCGAACCATTTGTGTAAACAACTTTCGCATCAGTTTCTTCGGCGGATATTTCGTCCTCGGATTCTTCCTGAGAAAGCTCCCGTTCCAGTTTGTCCCTGAGCCTGCGCTTCAAAGGACGGAAGACTTTCTTGCAGAGCCATCTGCCTGCAATTATGCCTACCGCGCCTATAGCAACGCCTGCCGCTATGTACTTACCGTTACCGGAAGAGCTTTCCTCCGTAGTTTCCTGAGGTACAACCTCCTCGTAGTCGCTGACCATTAATTCGTTCTGTTCATCCATGATTTTTTCTCCTTTCAGAAAATATAATTTTCGGATTCTCTCCATAATACGACTTGTAAATTTTGCGAATCACCTTCGCATATAGTCATATCTCGGTGCCGCACGATAGTTCAGCACAAGGCACGGATTTCCGTCCGCAGCCACATGAGAACTGAAATGGATATCCATTCGTCCGTCTATGACATTCCAGCCGAGGTCGTCTCCCATTTTGGTATGTGGGAGTTCCAGCTCATCGTAGAACTCATTCAATGAAGCATAGACCTCGTCTATTATCTTAAAGTTTATTTCTATGACAGCTCTTTTTATTTTGTCAATGTCCGAGCGGAAATATCGTCCCGACAGAGTGTCGTAGCACAAAGTATTACCTTTTTCCGTTACAATGACCTCGCTGCTGACCGGAGTTTTGTCTATTTTGTCCTTGGCAACGGAATCGCGTATCTCTGTTTCCTTCTTTTCACCGACTGTTTCTATGACCTTGTTCTGATACTCCCTGAGTGCATTTTCAGATATGGTATACGCGGTCGCCAATGCTGCATTTCTGCGGGCATTGCTTGCGCTCGCTCCGACTATGCAGATGGCTGACACAGCCGTCAATGCCAATGAGGGAATATAACACTTCCACGCCGTTTTGACAGTATCCTGAGTATTCAGCTTTGCCACACCCATTTCTTCTTTCTTCTCGTTAATAAGAGTAAGAGCCTTTGGGGTAGCTTTTACCGCAAGTATCGTCGACGCGACCATGCCTGCTATTCCGAGACCCGTAAGTATTTCGGGGCTGTACTTTTTAAGCACCGATCCCATGCTTGTCACTATTGCTTTTAAACCTTTCAAAATATAACTCTCCTTTCACATAAACTGGTCAATAACGTAATCTGTTATTTCCAGTACCCACTCACAAAAATATACATTGTCTGCGTTTAAACAGCTTTTTGAAAATCTCTCGAACTTGTTTCTGAAATCGTCTATGATTTTGAGCGGCGGCTCCGATATATGCGTTTCCACAAGTGTGACGATCTCATTCATTGTCCATTTGATGATGCTGTAAACCTCTTCGTTTACATCGTTCCATCGTTCAAACTCATCTTCAAAGTACCAACAGCAATCGCTGATGATAGCCAAAACATATTCATGCTGCACGTCATATGTCGGCAGTCGTGTTGCTAATGCTGTCCCTCGTTTGACAGTTGTCATTTTGTGCCTCCTTAAAGACAAAGAGCCCTTGTCAGGACTCCTTATCTTTTTTGCTTTGTAATGCAAGCTGTTTGCTTACTTCTTCCTCTACCTTATCTTCGATCTCTCTATCCTTGGCTAATCCGGTTGCTATCCCTCCTATAGCCGTCAAAGCGAGACCTATTATCGTCAGAGCGTTCATAAAGCAATCGCCTCCTTTCCATAACACGGGTTGTGATTTTTGCGAATTTATATATAGTCGGCTGTAGGTGGGAACGGGAAATGTATAATAAAGCACTCAAGTTCAGGGTCATCATCGACAGCTGTAAGCTCATGCTCAAAATCTATCCACTGATAGCCATAAAACTCACATCCCGCATCGCAAGACCAGCCGAGTGCTTCGTCAGCCTCTGTTGTATCCAATCCGAGAAATTCATAAAATTCTCTTAACGAGGCATATCCTCGGAGAATAAAATTTCGGTTCAGATGATATTCCGCTTCTCTTACTTCTTCTTTTGTCGATTCAAAAAATTCGCCGTAATAAGGTTCATAGAACAGTATTTTGTCATCTGAGATCCCTTTGCCGTCATATTTGTCCTTGACGATGGCTTCCCGTACTTCTTTGTCAGCTGTGTCTCCGTACAGATCCTTAACCTTTGTTTTGTACTCTTTGAACATGTTGTCCAAAAGAATATACGCGCTTGTCAACGCCGCCTGCTGTCTTTTGTTTATCAGATTCGCACCGATAACGCACGCCGCCGTGACTACGCCCGACACGACAGCGGGTATATATGCCGGAGCCGCAGCAATGACTTTTTCCACCGCAGTCAATTCATCTGCCTTATCATTTTGGGCTTCCTCCATAAGCCTGATTGCTTTGGGTACTGCTTTTCCCGTCAGTACCGCTGTTACTCCGATGCCTACTGCCCCTGCGCAGGTAAGTATTGTCGGAGATGCTTTTTTCAGCCACTTAAGCGACTTGAAAATACCTCTTTGCACACTTTCGATAAACTTCATTTTGTGCTTCTCCTTTCAGAAAAATATAAGGAGCGGTGCAGGAATCGAACCTGCGTCCTCCACGTATATGTGGCGCTTCACCAACTGAGCTTACCGTTCCATTACAGGACTTATAAATTTTGCGAAAAGAGAAAGAGCCCTTGTTCGGGCTCTGCCTCTCTTTACTGCAAACCTATCGCGGTCAGCAATTTAAGCAATTCGATTTTCTCAAGATTAGCGTCAAGGCTAATATGAGCATGAACTTCGCCATCCTTTATAGTGGTGTTAAACTCGTTAAGCTGGACATCCACATTATATCCAAGCTTGTTTTTTAACACGCGCTTTATGATTTTAGCGATCATGCCTTTAGTAAAACTCGATACTATTTTCATCTCATCCACTGCTTTTTGCTCCTTTCGTTAATGTTTCCATAACAGGAGCTGTAATTTTTGCGTCTAAATATCTTTTCTGTCAAATACCGTCTCCCAACGTTCTTTAGGTAACGGTTTCATTTTAAACGCCCACATTATTTGTCTGACAGTCACCGTGGGATATAGCCCATTCGTACACTTTTTAGCCCGTTCGTCAAAGTATTCCTTGAATTTTGGATGTAAATATAATTCGTCCGTAAGCCACGGATCCACAGCGTCCCAGTAGGTGCATTTTGTCTCACTGTCAAATCTTTGCTGTATGACTGCCAAGCCCTTGCCGTCAAGCTTGTATAGCGTACATTTGCTGTAAACAGGGTGATCGCAGATATAATTTTTTCCGTACATAGAACCGTATATCTCCGGTTTTTCATAGTGATAACGCATATTGTCTCCGAAAAAGAGAAAAGCCCGTGTTTCCACAGACTTTTCCGGACGATTTAATCGTCGAACATACTGCACGATGTCATGCAGCTTGGATAGGGTCCTCCGCACGCCCTGCAACCAGCAGGCGGTATACGTCCTCCGAACATTTTCACCATATTAGGTGCCCATTCGGTTCCCTCGTCAAGCTCGTCCACTTCGTCGAGTATTTCTTCCTCGTCGTGCATTTTCTCCTTACGCATAAAATCGTCACCTCCTTAAAAGTTATTGAGAGATGTCTCTCATAATACAACTTGCAAATTTTGCGAAAAACCAAGAGAACGTGTGAATATAACGTTCTCCCGGTTATGGAACTTCATTTTACCTTTTAGGTTTGAAAAGACCTAACAATCCTTTGAATGTCTGTGACGTGAATGTTCCTGTTTCCTCGAACTTAAAGCCTTTTATCGCAAGTATGCCATAAACTGTAAGCGGTATTACAAGTTCAGCTCCGGCAACACAAATCTTAACGATCCTGTCTTTGAAATTCTCCTGCTTTTGGATGAGACTGTTCTTCTCCTCCTGCTTGAGTTTTTCTTCTTCGATCTTAAGCTTGTAAAGCTCGGTCAGATCTTTCACCGCAGACGATTTTTCTTCGCCTCCTGCTTCCAGATACTCCAATTCGTTGAGTTCGGACTGTATCACATCTTCCAATGTTTTATTGTTCGCGTCCATTTTCGTTCTCCTTTCGCTTTAGTAACCATTCGGTTCCATAATAGAGCCTGTTATTTTTGCGGGGGCATAATTATATGCTATCAGTATAACACATTTTTTGGTAAAGTGCGTACTGGATTTTTTAAAATTTTTTAAAAAAAAGAAAGAGCCCTTGTTCAGGACTCTCTCTTATCGGTTTTAACTTATTAAGTAAATCTTTTTGCGAACTGATTCAATAATTCTTCGCGTTTGTTTTCCGCAAAAAGGGCATTTACTATCGCTCCGCTGATTGCACAAACTCCAGCAAGAGCGAACATCAATGTCCAGGTAGTCCAGAAAACTTTCTTCGTAGTTTCAAATATCTTTTTCATAAAAAGATTCCTCCTTTAAATTTATTTCCATTAAAGGACTTGTAAATTTTGTGAATCAGTCTCTTTTCTTGTTGAGGAGCCAGTAAAACTTTCGATGCAGCTTGTAATAAGCATCCTTTCCACAGGGTATGTTGGTCATGGTGCGAAGTTTGTCGTATGAAAGCCCTTCTGTTACCGCTTTCAGAATATAATTCCAGAGCGCGGGTTCCGTTTCCCTTGCTGTTTCTTCGACCATATTGATCCTTGTCGAGTAAAAAAGTCTTGCCTGTGCGCATCGTGCAGTTGGGTCAGCCAGATGCCCGAAGTTTTCTTTCAACAAAAGGTCTGCGGGTCTGCTGCTCAGGTCAGTGAGCGAGGCATACGCCTTTTTCCATATCGGGTATTGCAGGCAGAAATGCATAAGCTCATAGTATCTGTGCTTCTCGATGCGGTACTGATTTTTCTCCGATAACTCGGAACGTGTGTTAGACATGGCTATCTTTCTCCTTTCCATATGTAGCCCGTTTCTTCCCAAAGCCTTTTGGGAGAAATGTAAAAGTTTATTCGTCCGTACTTGGAGCTTATCTCCTCGGTGCTGGTCACAAGCTTGCCGTTACGTGTCGCTTTCCCTATAGGCAGCCAGCCTGCGATTATACCTGCTCTTATCCAACAGGCATCCTTACCGTAAACTTTAGCCGCGACTGATACCGGTACGGAACCTTCTGCAAATTTCACTTCCATTTGCTATTACCTCCTTTCAGTTTCTATTCTACAATAAAAACCGCTGTCAGTAAAAACAAAGTAAGTGGATTTTTCGTAAAAGAAAAGAGCCCTTGTTAGGACTCTTTCTCGTTTAAGTCTTTAATGTATTTTTCGTAAATGACTTTGGACATAGCCTTATGACAGTATTTCACCACTTTTCTCCAAAACGACTTAAAAGCTTTTGGTACCTTATAGCGTACTTCAATTGCATATGTTTGTTCATCAGGCAACCACAGCAATTTTGCACTTTTGTAACCTATCCTTCTTAGTTCGTAATAGATGAAATCGGCATAATCTCTATCGGGTACGCGAGCCCAATATCGCCATATTTTCATACAAATCAACTCCTTTCATAATAGGAGCTGTATTTTTTGCGACCTCCAACGCTGCATAGTCATCTCGCATGGATAGTCCTCGTATCCCAAAGTCTCGGAAGTGATAAGACCGTCAACCACACCAGCAATAATCTCTGTCTCATACTGCTTATGAGGAAATATAATATCCGGTATCTCTCTATGTATGGAATTGCAGTGCTCGCACCTGTAACGATGTATCACGATATGTCTTGTGCGTCTTCCTTTCGTCCGTACAATTCGTCGCAAACTGTCATAATAACCTAACTCGCCTTTGCATTTTGGACAAACCGTTGCGTTTTCTTTTATCATAGAATAGCCTCCGTCTAACTTAGAATAAAAATAATGCATATGTATTGACAAATCATACTTTATTATATATAATTATAACATAGAAATCAAGAGGAGGAATGAAAATGCTTTTAAAATGTCCCGAATGCGATTTGCAGGTAAGCGATAAGGCTTTAATCTGTCCGCACTGCGGCTATCCAATGAAGCCCGACGTTGTGCGCCAAAGAACTCGAAACTCTAATAAACGGAGACGTCTTCCAAACGGCTTCGGACAGATAAGCGAGCTGAAAAACAAAAATCTCAGGAATCCGTTCAGAGCAATGGTCACTGTCGGTTTCAATGACAAGGGCAGACCAATATGTAAGCTTCTTAAGCCTCAAGCTTATTTTGCGACATACAACGATGCATATGCTGCTCTTGTAGAATATAATAAGAATCCCTATGATCTGGATGATGCTATAACCGTCAAAGAACTATACGAGCAGTGGTTTCCCACATATGAGAAGGCAAATTCCGAGTCCAGCGTCAGGCAGACTAAAAATGCTTGGCTTTACTGTTCCGCAATTTACAATATGCGGGTAAAAGATGTCAGAGGGAGACACATAAAGGGGTGTATGGAGGAAGGCACAGCAATTATTCGCGGGGAAAAGAAGCAGCCTACTCCGACAGTTCAGCTAAGGATAAAGACTCTGTTTAATCGTATGCTTGATTACGCTGTGGAGTATGAACTTGTTGACAGAAATTATTCGCGTACATTCAGTATGTCAGATGAACTTATCAAAGATGTCAAAACAGTTCAAAAAGAGCACATAGCTTATACGGATGAAGAAATTGAGAAATTATGGGCACACTCAGATAATTATTATATTGCCATGCTTCTGATACAATGCTATTCCGGTTGGAGACCTCGTGAGCTTTTGGAATTACACAAAACAAATGTTGATTTAGAGCGTCAAACATTTACCGGTGGAATGAAGACGGATGCCGGGAAAGATAGAACAGTTCCTATTCATTCGAGGATAAAAGAACTCGTCGAACAAAAATATAACGAATCCGTCGGAAGCGAGTTCTTGTTTTGCAGGATAAACGCGAGCGATAAAATTGTTGGCATAACCTATAGCCAATACTACAGAGAATTTCAGAATATAATAGAAATGCTGGAACTCAATCCTGATCACCGACTTCATGACGGCAGAACACATTTTGTTACCATGGCAAAGAAATATGGAGTTGATGAATATGCTATCAAATATTTGGTCGGTCATGCCATCGCTGACATAACAGAAAAAGTATACACTAAGAGAGGGGAGAACTGGTTAAAAGAAGAAATCGAAAAAATAAAATAAAATGTAGGAATAAAGTATACGAACGGTATAGGAATAATGTACGATTTACATACATTTTGACCTGTTTTACCGTTCGTATCTACTTTAGAAAGTCAGTATTTACCTGTAATTAGCAGCAGTTAGAGCTGTTGTATGATTCCGTTGTGGTGTTTTAAAATCCTCAATTTAAGCGGCTTTAACCCACAAAATGTATCAATAATGTACGATTAAACCAAAATCATACACTTTTATTTGCTGCTTTCACATAGTACTTAGCTATTGGATTTCAGCCACGTAAAAGCATATCCCAAAGCATTTATCGGGGTCGAAAGAAGGTCAACAAACTTAATGCTGCCGGTAAGTGAGTTCACAGTTACCAGAGCTACTTTTGCCTCAGGAGTTGGTGCAACAGGTGTCACCTCGGCAGCGAAAATATAATCGGTTCCTTTTGTCACCTGTGTTCCGAGAAGGGCAAAAGGCTTAACGCTGGAACCGACAAACCCGGACAGCACGGTGTCAAATGCTTGCTGTGCATCTTCCGGAATATCCGTTGTTGCGTTCAGCGTAATACCACCCAATGCTTCTCCACCTTCGATTATTCTCTCTATATTTACGAGATTACACTGCATGTCTTTTTCGTTAAATATAAGCAAGACGATGTTCTTAACATCCTTACCGGCAAGCACAAGCTGTTCCGCAAGTACTGCATGATTTATGCCGTTTACGACCTGAGAGCCAAGATACGCTATAGGAGTGTATTCGGCTCCTATCAGCTTTTTGCTGAGTTCTCCGACTGCTGTTGCCACTTTTTGCGGCATATTATTTTTAGTAACGTTAATTGTCCACGAACCTACCATGATAAGTTCCTCCTATTATAAATTTATTGTTTAATTATTAATTCTACAGCTTTTGTTTTTCCGAAATATAATTTGCAACATTGCTATTGCTTCTTAGCCAGTCTTTCATAATATCAAGCGCAATATCCACCCAAGCCGAAAAGACTTCAAAGCGGACGACAGTTGCGATAACAGGAAATTTCTGCACAAACCAGTCGTAACAAAGCCTGAGCTTTAACTGTCCCGTACCTCCTCCGAGCTGTTTTTCTGCCTCTGTCACGGCGTAGATTAACCATTCGATGACTTTGTTTTTCTGATTTGAAGCGATATATATTCCACCTATGATCATACAAACGCCGAATATTACCAAAACCACAATATCAGTCCATATCATTGACATCATCCTCCGTTTCGTCGTTTATCGAGTTTGTATCAATTTTCTTTATATTTTCAGCTTTAGCTTTCCACGCATAAAAACCAATGGCTACGGAAGTTGGCGCACCTACGAACGCAAACAGTTCCCCTGCGTGTTCGGGATTGGGCACAACTACAAAGAAACCGACAACTACGGTCACTATGTACAATCCCGTTACAACAGCGAGAACTATTTTGCTGAACTCGATGCTGCGCCGCTTCCGCTTATTCATATCGCACTCCTTTTTATGCATTATTGTCACTGACCTCCGATCCTTAAATTTTGTTAATCAGATAATCGTTTAAATTTTTTTCGGCATTCTTTAACTGTTCGATATTGTTGCCGTCTATGGCATGAGCCGTAAGAGCCTGTAAACTCTCGACTATTATCTTATTGGTGTTTCTCATTGCTTGTTCGAGCTCATCTATTTTGTCCGCGTCGGAGGCAAATCTCTTATTGCCAAGCTGAAGTCTTTCTTCGATTTTTTTCACGTTTTCCTCCAATTCTGACAAGCGCTCGTCTTGCCTTTGATTCGGGGCTTTTATTTTATGCATCAGATTTATGATGACCGCTCCCGCTCCCGAAAGTGTCACGATCGCGCCACACACAGTGGCGATAAAAGGCCATAATTCCGGTATACTTATCATAATGTTGTTCTCCTGTCTAACTACTTATATATAACTGTCGCCATTTTTCATTCTGTTTTAGCTGTGACCGGCTTTTTCTTTCGTACACTGAAAACATCACTCAATCGTTGGATATTTCACGCCCCATATCTCCGTAACATTGATATTGTTCTCCGATGTATATTTACCATCAGTGCTATTTCCTTTATTTAGCCAACCGCAGATTGCGACTGTTCCTCCGCTGAGTATGTCCAGCAGATAATCTTGCCTATAATAATTGTCGATTGTTCTTGCTGTAGTATCCGCGCCGCACCATTGACCTATAAATTTCATTCTGACATTGTTTCCTCTTCCTTTGCTGACTGCTCTTAACTTCATCCCGCCAATCATAGCATACACTTCATCGTAGCCCGTAGAATCAAATTGAATTGTATCGCCTTTTGTCGCCGTCCCGCTCCATAGGAGCTTTTTGCCATAGCTGTGTAAAGCCGAATACACTCCTCCGCTCGTCACAGGAGCAGTCGAGCCGCTTGCTACTGTTGAGGTAAGACCGTCCGCTGTCGCAACAGTCTTTGTCCAGTTCGTAGTCCACGCGCCGTTGTACAGTTTTCTTGTATAAATCATTTGTGTCGCTACAGAATAATCCATAGCAGTTACGATTTTTCTTGTACCTTTTCCGTACACGGTAACGATGTGTTCGCCCCAACCCGAAACTGCGTCTGAGGGTTGGTCTGATGTACCTATGAATGCAGTTCTCGTTGTCGTTGCCGCGCTTGCCCAAGCAAGAATAGTTGTTGAAGATGTCAATGTTTCATCGGTTACATCATTCTCCGTAACAAGCAAATTATTTGCGCTTGCTGTCGCAGGAACAGCGGCTTCAATTACATCAAGCCTATCCGAATTTTCATCCGCTTTATCCGAAACATCTTTCACAGCATCAAATATTCCGCCGCTTTTGACGGGATTTGCAGAGCCTTCGGTCGGTGTATCATCATACTCCGAGAAAGCGCTGCCTGCGATGCTCGTCAGTGAACCGTCCCTATTGCGTATTTTTACACTCATTTATGACCTCCTATCTGACAAGGACTTCTATATGTGCCTCATCTATTCTTCTCAGCATTCTCACACGGGTTTCCTTGCCGGATAATTTCGCAATACCGTTTTCGGCAGTGCAATATCTGTTTGGGAGACAACTCCCATCATCGGTCACGATAAGTTTTCCCATAAGTCCTACCGCCGCCCATTCGGGACGCTCAGAACGCGGGATATATTTTTCGTCATTGTCATAGTCATCGGACAATATCGGTCTTCCTTCCTCGTCATAAATTATTGCTCCGAAAACATCACGTTTGTATTTTCCACGCCAGCCGAGTGATTCCGAATTGCCGACTACAGAAGGTGCCACCGAGATCACACCGAAAACATCATCACCGTTCGCAGGCAGTATTTTGTCACCATCGAGAGACACAAGCATACCGCGTCTGTCTTCGTTTTCGGGGTTGCCGTCGAGCCATTCAAAGTATTCCGCATAGTCCGCGCCCATAGCGTTATAACTGCCGGAAGCGTAAACATTTCCGTCATATTTTACAAGGAAACTGTTGGCTTTTGCGGAAGATTCACCATTTCCTACGACTATACGGGAGTCCGTATCAGCCGTTCCGTACCGACCGCACACCAAGGCATTGTTGGAAACACCTGAATTTCCCCATCCACATACTACACTTTGCTCTGTTGTTGATAAATCATTAAGTTGACCGATAACAAAACTGGCAGTCAAGTTACTGTTAGTGGTATTCTGCTGCCCCGCAAGTATTGAACCGCCGACCGTGCTGCCTTTTACAGTATTTTCTTGTCCGAACACAGCACTTCCGGTAAGGGATGATGACACGGTATTTTGTTCCCCAGCAACTATACTGCCTTCTAACGTACCACTTATGGTATGTCTATAACCGAGTATAGCAGAATAAATGACACGCTGACAAGTTATCGTGACATTATCGCCCATTAGCCATGAACTGGTTATTGAACCGCCGCCGTTTATCGCTTTATTATTTTGCCCGTAGAAAAAAGAATAGTAACTGCTTGGAACTATCATATTGTCTACGCCGCCAATAGAACAAGCATATGAAGATGTATTTGGAATCTTATTGCTGCGCCCTTCGGCATGGATATTATAGCCTGCGACTGTGTTGCTATTTCCCTCAACATGGTTATAATCTCCACCGCTGATAGTATTATTTTCGTAGTCATTGAAACGCTCGTTATGCTGTCCGACATTCTCGCCGACAATGGAAGCCGGGAGACTGATCTTGCAAAGTTTGTTCCATATATACGCAGTTTCATCTTCGGGATCGGGCTCGTATCTGTACAGCGCTTCTATAGCTCCGTCAACATCTGTTTGCGTCCACAGATCGCCTTCATTAATTTTAGGAACCGGGATAGAGGAGGCTTCAAATAGTTTTGCCTGTGAAGGGTTTGGTGATTTTGCCGCAACCATCGCCCATGTATATTGCCCGGAACCTTCTGAGGTTTCATTGCATTGTAAAATAACTTGAGCCACCCCGGAGGTTGTGGCTATAAAATATTTTCCCAATGCAGCACTTGACGGCGCTCCCGGAAAATTTCCATAACCGAGAATTTCACATTCTACCCATTCACCATCGTTATAGGTATACAGCGAACTATACACCCCATCTCCCGTATTTATCGCGAGAAAATCCCCTTCGGAAAATTCTTCATCTAAAGCTACCGGTTCGCATTCCTGAGAAAATATATTTATCCGTTCGCCTCCCTCTGAACCAACATTTGAAATATCGTTTGTAACATAAATGATTTGATAATTTGACTGCTGTTCAGGGGTCAGATTTTCCCAATCTTCGTCAGTGCCGACAAAGACTTGGTCCGCTTTGGAACCAAGTCTTCTTTTGATCTCGGAGACCAATTCGGCAGTGCGCATTTTGTCAAGATAATCAAAATTTTCGTCTGCCATTTTTGCCCTCCGTTAGTCTTCCCACATTGCCGCAAGTTCTTCGGATGTGATCGGTGCCATATCTGACGTCTTGACATAATCCTTAAGGTCAATATCTGTGCTGCCAATGTATTCCCAGCCATTCACAGTACCGTCAAGGTTTATGTATTCGTCTTTGATATTTCTTGGATCGCCGACTTTCACAGCCTTTGTGCCTGCGGTGTATGTTCCCGCGTCAATAGCTGCTTTGACCGCATCTGCGTCAACAGTATCGGTAAGCTTGTTGCCGTTTTCGTCGTAATGATCGTAAGCAGGTGCATCATCTGTGCCTGTCGGAACATAGAAGGTACCGTCTGTAGCAGTGTATCCCGATACTGTTTCTCTCTTGGGAACAAGGTAGATAACGTTGGTCTTGATGCCGGTCGTCGGGAGGTTTTCAACAGCCTCAAAGTGTCCTGCCGCAGACACAATCTCGTCTATCTCATCCTTGTTGTAGGTCACTTTCTCCCATTCGTAGGTTGGATCGCCTGTCGTTTCATCCGCTCCGACCTTTATTTTGTAGAAGTCTCCAAAAGTGTATCCGGGTTCTGTACCGATGTACTGGAACAGTTTTCCTACAAAGTCAGCCGAAGCGGTGGGCATTTCCGTGTACTGGATAACGTCCTGTTTGAGTGCAAGACGGCGCTTGATCTCTGCGACAAGCTCCTGAGTTTTTGCCTTACTTAAGTATTCTATCATTTCGTTTGCCATGATTTTATCCTCCTTATGGCTTGAATTTTATGAATCCCACATTGCTGCGAGTTCTTCCGATGTTATTTCTTTGTATATGGTGTCACTGTCTCCGGAGGAGCTGCTGCCTCCGCCTGAAGTGCCCATATTTGCTAAAATAGCCTCTATCCTGCTGCGCACATAAAACTCATGCTCGTCTTTGGCTATTTCAGCTGTAAATGTATAGTCTTTGTTCATAAATACCTCCATTTTGATTTATGTGCAGAAGCCGATGTGAACTTTGGACTTCCAAAGACTTGTAACCGGGTAATCTTTATAGTACGCTGCCTTATAAGCATTCGCATAACTCGAATCAATGTATTCGTATGAGGCGTAACCCGAGCTACTTGTTCCTATACTGGTGAAATTATACATATCGCTGGCGAACGCTGCATATTCTTTTACTAATCGACCCTCGTAGTCCTTCATGGTTGCATTAGTCTCATTCTTTGAATACACACCGTTATAAGCCAAGACAGTACGTAAGAACATATTTCCGGTATTGGACATACCGTAGTTAGACGGAAAAGTTAATGCAGAGCCGTCTTCCGGCTGTGCGGGAATAGTGTACATCGGTCCGGCGGTTTCATACTTGGTAGCATAATTCGGATATTTGGCGCCATATAACTCTCTAAAACTCGGTATCCAAATTTCATCGCTTGTTGGCAAAGACGGTATGGGACTCATTATTTGGTCAGCTGAGGAGGTGTCGCGGTCAAAACTGTAAGAGTATTTTGTGACGGGTTTAATTGCTGAAACTATGGCGGCACTTTCGGAGTATCGTTCCTCGGTGCAAGCTTCGATTGCATTTTTAAACTCACCATTCAGAAACTCGCGAAGCTTAGAGTTCCCCCAGCCATTAAACTCCTCTATCTTCGTGTTCATGTCATTGACATACATTCTGTAATACCCCGGAAGAGGCTGCATTGAGAGCCAAGTAGATTTGGTGCCGTTGCCTTCGCCTTTGCCTACCTTCTGCATAAGCAAAGAGAAGCCGCTATAGGATATACCATCATATTGAAAAGGCTTTCCGTAAAGTATTTTGAATGCGCCCACCGGAATATCAGCACCGCCGTTGGCAGCTATATCAGCCCACGATTTCGGTATCTCTCCGTCAAAGCCTATATCAAGCTTATCTGAAAATTCTGCATAGCAATCCATATCATGGGTAACATTTCTTGGTTCCGGATTCCAACCCTTAAATACTTTGCCTTCCTCACTGCTTTCAGGCGTGGCGCCGGTATACGTTACAGACTGACCTTTTTGGACATCATCATGCGTTTCGAGTTTGGTTCGACCGTTATAAAAAGTAACGGTGAAGGGACCTTCGGATTCTGTTATCTTAATTATGATCTTATCATACCCGTAAAGCACTCCTCTTTTATCTTCGGCAGCTATGAAAGTCTGTTCTTCTCCAAAATTCCTTGCGTCCACCTCAAGATCAAGTGTATCAAGTTTTGGAGTTATATCTATCTTGACAGCGGAATAGCCGAGAGTTACGTCGCGCTCTTTTTCGTCGTCATCGTCATCAAGGTCGTCATCGTCCGATTTATTTTCATCTGAAACTTTAACTATTATCTTACTCGGGTCGTCGGGCAGATCATCCGCGGTGTTCACAACCTTTGTTATGAGTTGGTCACTGACATCAACAGTAACTTTTGAATATCCGTAGATCGGTTTTGCGTCTTCGTCATCCGCGTCGTATTCGTCCGTCACTTTAAACGTCCCTTTGCCCTTGGCTTTTAACTTATCTATTTTGAGTTCTTTTATTCCGCTGCTTATATCTACGTCAACTTTTGAATATCCGTAGACCGGTTTTGCGTCTTTATCATCTGCGTCGTATTCGTCCGTAACTTTAAATTCGCCTTTGCCCTTAGCGTCCAACGTATTTATTTTGAGTTCTTTTATTCCGCTGCTTATGTCTACGGTAACTTTTGAATATCCGTAGATCGGCTCATCCCCATCAGCCTCATCGTATTCCTGCGTTACTTTAAATTCACCTTTGCCCTTAGCATCCAACGTATCTATTTTGAGGTCTTTTATCCTTTTGCTCATGTCTACGGTAACTGAGGAAAAGCCATCCTTGCCCTCGTCATCATCTTTATCGGGCTTATAGGTACTTTTTAAAGTTTTTGTATCTACGCTATCGACTGTCAAAGCTTTCAGTTTTGGCTGCACATCGACAATTACTTTGTTATAAGCAGTGTTGACATTCGGGGGAACGTAACCTTCTTTGTTATTTTCAGTAACATTAAGTGTTAAAAGGTTAATGCTGATTGGTTCGGATGAACCAGAACCTGAACCTGATCCCGAACCTGAACCGGAACCCGAACTCGGATCGACAACCGCATTCAACTTCTTTGTGTATTCATCTTGAATCCAAGTTGCTATATCTGATAATGTAATCTTAAGGGCATTTCCATAAGTCCAGCCTGCTCCTGCATAAATACAAGCACCTATTATGGCAGTTTTTCCCCTGTATACGTTTTCAAGCTTGTCCGCCACTGTGTAATCGACACTAACCGATTTCGATTCGCCAAGGATATTTGCCAACCAGCCACTTATCTTGTCTACATACGAATACACTGCACCGCTTGTTGCCGGATGGCTATTATTTGCTGTGATTTTTGTTGCAAGAGGTTTAATGTCATCCATATCGCTCTGCTTCGCATAATAAGAACTCGACTGACCTCCAAGAGTATCAGCATCGGTATTCGTGCTTATGGCTTTTATTGCGGTTATGATACTGTTTCTTACTTCTTCGCCCTTGACAGCTTCTTCAATACTTTGTATATAATTGGCCATTTTGTCTGCCATATATTAATGCCCTCCTGTGTTGATGTTCTCCAAATCGCCGAGGACGTCAAAGACGCCTCCGCTTGTCACCATATGATCGCTTCCGGATACGAGTTCGGCATCAACTTTGCAGTACTTGTTAAAATCTGCCTGCTTCGCATAATAAGAACTCGAATGACCTTCAAGAGTTTTTGCAGCTCTGGCATCCTTCCATAGTTGCTTCAGAACATCCGCTATCTTGATACGCATACGGGCGCTGCTTGTCGCCTGTCTGATTGAAGTGGTATCAGTCATTTTGATTTCTCCTTTCATTCTGACGGTTTATAGATTTCTGAAAGATCACGCCTTTCCGGAGTACCAACAGATATTTGTTTTACTCCCGAATCCAGTTTGATAGATATTTTTGTCAGCGGCAGAAGCTTGTCGATAAGATGAGGCTCCGAAGTAACTCTGACATTTTGTCCTATCCTGAAAGGGGTATATGAGTCACTGATATAGTGAAGTTCTGCGGCGCTGCATTCTATTGAAAATGGGTCAAACTGCTTATCGCTGAGCCATTTTCTTGCTGCTGACAAAAGCATATCCGTATAGATTATTTCGCTGAACTCTACGACCTCGGTTATTCTGCCGTATGTAGAAACCGCATCCGAATCGAGGTAGTCAAGTCCGTCGTTTATGTCTTTTATAGTAAGCTTTTCTCCGTCCGTTTCCTTTCCGAGCGGAAGCACAGCAGTTTTTATATTACTGCCGTTAAAATGCTGCGAAAGATCGACTAAATTAAGCCCGAATTGGACAGGCTGCGTACTTTCATACGGCACATCTGACAGCCAATCGACATAATTTAAACCTTTATCTCGGTAGAAGAACAAATATCCGCCTTCTGCGTTAAGGCACATTCTGTTTATAACGTCTATGGTCTTGTCGTAGTTAAGCTCACGATATATATTTACATCAGCAACCGTTACCTCTCCTACCGTGAATTGTCTGTTGGTCGGAACGCTTCCGTTGTGATTCGATATCACCGATTTAAAAAACTCTTTTACAGTTGTCGTATCGTATACTGCGGGACGCTGCACGCTGTCATTGAAGAAAGCAAAAGGTCCCTCACAGTATACGGTCTTGTTTTTGTTCATTGAAATGTTTATTTCAACAACTCTTCCGTACCATATAAGTTCGTTGTTCTCGTATACTTCAACATCTGACGTAAGAAGTTTAGGCAGATCGTAGCATTTGTGATATACCGGCATGGTAAACTCCAAAGACCCTGCCGCATTCAGTTCCATTTTGAGAGACGGATCGAGCAGTATCATGTCATTTGCTCCGTCATATATATTTATACCGTCAAGATATACGTTATATATCATATGCGCAGACCTCCGTCTCCTCGGTCATAGGCGACCGTCACCCTGCCTCTTCCGCGGAATATCAGAAAATTATTTCCCGGTTTAAGAATGATCCCGCTGTCTTCAACAAGCCCCGCAGTGAAATCACGCCAACGAGCGCCAGAGTTTACGCCGTCCCAAAAGGTGTACGATACTTTCATAGCGCTTGTGAACAACAGCGACACTTTATCTATTTCGCTGTCGGTAGGATTGTAGAAGTTTCGGTGCTTATCGCCGTCAACGTCAAAACTGCCGTAATATATGATGTACTGATCGGTCCCGGTGCCAAGTATAAGGTCGTCCCATTTCCAATCTACAGTGTCGCCGCTTGCCGGATACTTAAATGGATCAAAGTTGTAGTCTATCGTTACCGTGGAATGGTCTTTTGATGATTTCCATTCATTGAGTGTAAGACGACCTTTGTATTTATACTCCGGCTCGTCTTCGAGGATAACGCTGTCGAAGTAATGTCCGTGAAGATACGAAAGTAAAGTGTTATAGAGAACGTTCCACTTCTGATAGTCGTTCATCACCGCAAATTCCCACGAGCCGGTACGGTTTTTATATACCGGTGCGCCTGTGAGTATTTCCGTGTAATCAAGAGTACCGTTAGCTCCGGGTATATCAACGTATTCGCTTTTAATTTCGGGCGGATTGACAAGAGGTCTTGAGGTCGGTACTATATGCCAATCATCCCATGTGTTTTTATCTCCTATATAAATCGAATGATACAAGTATATCAGCCCCTTCCTCTTATACTTCTTGACGCTCTGACACCTATAGCTGTATCCATCGGAGAAGCAAGCTCTCCGACAAGCGCACCGGTGTTGAGCACGATTTGCAGTTTGCTGAATTTGTCTACCAGATCAGACATTTCGCCGCGAAGATCTTTTACTGCGGTTACGACATCTTTGTTATTCACCACGACCCCATTTTGATTTCTGGACGCGGCGGTGTTCATATCGAAGTTTGCTCTGCCTGCGAGTTCTATCGTCCGCCGAGATGTGAACATCCCGTTTATGGCATTTGCGCCTTCGTCTATATTTGATAAGTCCAGCACCGGACGAATAGTCGGTTCTGTATCTATATCGCTGTTTATATAGTCGGCTATCCTTTGTATCGTGCTGCTCAGACCGTCAACCGCAGAATCTGCCATGTCGAGACCTGAATTGTATGATACTTTGGAATAGTCATCAAGAGCATTGACGAAGCCCTGACCCGCAAACTCGCCTATCCCGTAGAATACACGCGAGGGAGAATTTATGTCGAGTTCCGTTTCGGCGGCTTCTACTGCGGAGCGTGCCATTTCGCGAGTGGCTTCATTTACTTTATATGCGTTGCTGTTTATTCCGGAAATCAAGCCGTTTATCAAGAATGCACCGGCATCGTAAAAATTACTCTCCTTATCTTCTATATTTTCTACAGAGCTTTTCAACAAAGCTTCGATGCTTGATGAAAACTTATCGTTTGAGAGCTCAAAGCCTTGGATGAAATTATCCGACAGCAAATTCCCAACCGTTGTATAATCTTCTTTACTTTTCTCTAATTCGCCGGTTCCGAGAGCTGCGAGGGTATTGAATACAGCCGAGAAATCAGAGTTTCTGTTGTTCACACTGTCGGTAAAAGCAGCTAAAAGGTTTTCGACAGTTTCCTTAATTGCATCTGACGAATCATCAAAAGCTGACAGAAAATCACTTATTCCGGAGGTACTCATTTCGGTCATAGCCGCGTTGAATATACCGGAGGCGTTTTTTATGCGCTCTACCAAGGTCTCAGTCTGTGAAAGAACGTCTGATATCTTTGATGTGCTTACTGTGCGAATGTCGTTATAAAATGAGCCTATCCCTTTTCCGAGTTCTGCAACGCCCTGTCCGAAAGCGGATAATGTGTTGTCGCCATTGATTAAGGCTGTCAGACCACCGGAATTTGAAAGTCCGGACTCCAAATCTGCAAGAGCGATCAACGCTTTTGCGGATTCGTCCACTTTCTGTGGATTGAAGTTTCCTAAATTTTCTGAGTAATCATGCAAAGCGGCTCCAAGTTTCGGCAAACCTTCCGAAAAACCGCCGAGAGTATTATCTCCTGCGAACCATGAGACAACCCCTCCGGTGTCACTTAAACCATTTTGAAGAGTGCCGAGTGTCTCAGCCGCTGATGCCGACGCAGTAACAATTTCAGGGTCGAAATTTCCCAGATTAACAGCATAATCGTGAAGAGCTGTACCAAGGACAGGTAACCCTTCCGCGAAACCCGAAAGAGTATTATCGCCCGCAAACCACGAGACAACGCCTCCCGTATCGTCAAGACCGCTTTCTACCGCCGCCAGAACTCCTGCGGCAGATGCTGATGCGGCGACTGCGTCGGTGTCGATATCTTTGACCGTATCCGAATAATCCACTAAAGCGGGAGCAAATGATTTGAGTTCCTCTGCAAAAGAAGTGAGCGAATTGTCTCCGACCCAGTCCTGCCATATACCATCGTGTGCAGGCAGATTGGTTGCAAAATCTCTTAAGGATGAAGCGGCAGTTATCGAATTTGTGACCGAATCAGTGTCGAGACCATCGACAGTCTTAGCGTACGCAACCAAAGCAGGCGCAAACGCCTTCATTTCTTCGGCAAATCCTGCCAAAGAGCTATCTCCTACAAAATCTTGCCAAATACCGTCATGCGGAGGCAAATTATTTGCAAAGTCCGCCAATGCTTTTGCTGCTGTTGCAGACGCTATGATCGCATCCGTATTTGTTATCTCTGATACTGACTTTGCATATGCCGCAAAATGCGGACCAAAACTTTCAAGCTCCTCGCCGAATTTGGTAAGGTCACCCGTGCCAAAGAAATCCTGCCATAAGCCGTCTTCTTTTGGGAGGGCGTTCGCCATTTCGGTAAGAACCTTAGCAGCATTCGCCGCCGTAGTAAGCTTAGCACCGTCTAAATCAGAAGTTATTTCGGCGAATTTAGATATACTTGTTCCGAACGTGACAATGCTATCGCCAAGTTTTTCAGCTGATGTTTTTCCACCGAATATAGATGTAAACGAATTAAGACCTTCGATAAACTCCGCCGCTGTGAGCAGTAATATCGTCTCAGCAAGTAGTTTTACTCCCTTCATAGAGTCTTCACTTATGCCGGACATGGTATCAAGAAATGGTGATATATTGTCTGAAAAAGCGGATAGATCACTTCCGAGTGCGGGTAATCCCGACACAATGCTGCTTATAACTCCGTCAATTATTCCGCCAAATATTGACCCTATCAGATTAAATACAGAGTTTATAATATCGGGCATTTTGAGAGATATGCCATCTATTATGGATATTATAACATCGCACAGCTTATCGACTATTTCAGGAGTGTATTCCACCAAACCGTCAAGCAGTCCGAGTACCAATACAAAGACTTTAGAGACTATCTCGGGGAGATATTCTATCATCGAATCCATAAGCGCCACAATCAAGGCGAAAAGAGTATCAGCTATCGTCGGAATATTATTGCGAAGCTCTGTGCATATCGAAAGGATCATCTCGACAACGGTCGCGACTACGTATGGAATATTCTCTTTTAACATATCGCAGGTGCTGACTATCAGTACAGAAACGGATTCCATGATAGTGGGATAGGTCTCTATTATCGCATTTGCCAATCCCAGTAATAGCGTTCCGAGTTGTTCTATGAGTACCGGTATAAGTTCGCTCAATCCTATAGCTATGACCGGCATTGAGGCGCCGATCGCAGTCAAACCTGTACCTATTGTGAATAAAGCAATTCCAAATGTCAAAGCGCTGACACTGAAAAGAGCCATGCTCACACTAAACGCCGCCATCGAACCGGCTAATACAAGCATTTGTCCGGTCATAGGTCCAAGCACTTTGGTAGCCACTCCTATAACGGTCAGCACTGAAACCAGTCCACCTAAACCTACAAGTAATTCAGCCCAGCCTATGGTACTCAGTAATTTTAACGACAATGCAATGGCGTCTAAAGCGACAGCAGCGATTAGTAAGCCGGCGGAATTTTTTATTGCTCCGGAGCCATCCAAAGTCCGAATAGCGATAACTACCACCGCCAAAGCCGTAGACATTGCCAATAACCCTTTGCCTATTTCTTCCCATGACAAAAGGGCAATCTCTTTCATTACAGACGCCAATGTCTTTAACGATTCAAACACTATAATAAAAGAGACCGCCTTTGCGATCGGAGGAACCGTTACTGAGTTTATGGATTGGAATGTAACAAAAAGTGCAACAGCCATTGAAGCTAAAGCTTTACCTATACCTTCCCAAGACAGAGAGGACAATTCCTGCATTGCTTTTCCGAGAATTATCAAGGAAGAAGACAGTAATATCATGGAAAGAGCATTCTTAAATGAACCTTTCGGATCTGTAGAATTTAATGCTGCGGGCATCAAATATAAGGCAACAGCCATTGAAGCTAATGCCTTACCTATACCCTCCCAAGACAGAGAGGACAATTCCTGCATTGCTTTTCCGAGAATTATCAAGGAAGAAGACAGTAATATCATGGAAAGAGCATTCTTAAATGAACCTTTCGGATCTGTAGAATTTAAAGCTGCGGGCATCAAATATAAGGCAACAGCCATAGATGCTAATGCCTTACCTATACCTTCCCAAGACAGAGAGGATAATTCCTGCATTGCTTTTCCAAGGATCAGCAAAGAGGCGGACAGCAACACCATAGAACTTGCTTTTCTGAACGAGCCTTTTGGTTCCACGGAATTTAAAGCCGCCGGCATCAAATATAAGGCTACAGCCATTGAAGCTAATGCCTTACCGATACCCTCCCAAGACAGAGAGGATAATTCCTGCATTGCTTTTCCAAGAACCACAAGAGAAGTCGATAACAGAATCATTGAAAGTGCCTTAGCAAAAGCTCCGCCGGCGTTTATAGAATTAAGCGCAGCGGGCATTATCTGTAAAGCTATTGCCATCGACGCTAACGACTTGCCGATTTCTTCCATATTCATGCTGCCTATTGACTTCATAGCCGTCGATAATATCAACAAAGCGACAGAAATTTCTATCATTGCCGCACCGATAGCGGTCATTCCTATTTTCTTCGCAGCGCCTGAAGTCTTGCTTATTATAGCAAACGCAGATATCAAATCTGTAAACAGCATTGTTATCGACTTTATTGCTTCCTTTAACTTATCCGGTTCTATAGTTGTTAAGATAAATAACGAAGCAACAAGTACAGCAATAGCGATTGCTATTTTCATAAGAGTGTCTGATTTTAAGTTCGTCTGCCATGCTGAAAGAACATCTCCAAGTCCTTCCAAAGCCCCGGTTACGCCCTCAAATAACTCTCCGATTCCCAGTACATCTTTTAATGATTTGATGTAGTCAACGAACTTTTTTATTACAAGTATCAGAGAACCGCTCAGTGCGAGCTCTATTATTTTGAGAAACGAATCTATACTGAAATTATCAAGAGATTCATTAAACGAAGTTAGGATACCATCTATAGCCTTATCTACTGACTGACCGATAGAAGAAAAAATAGGCTTTAAGGTGTCAAGTATTTTAGAAAAAATAGAGCCTAACTGTCCAAACCTTTCAGCGGTTTTGCCGCCTATTGACAACAATAAGGAAAATCTTGCCGTAAGCTTGTCTGTAAATGAATCCAAGCCGGAGGTATCAATTCGAGCAAAAGAAGCGATCGACTCCGCAAGACTTTTAATGATAGTATGTATACCATCTGCCACCTTGAACAGAACAGTTTCGATATTCTTAACTGCGTCTTCAAATGTATGCGCTTTCTCTAAACTGTCGTTCAAGTTTACAAAGAAATTGCCTAACGAACCGGATGCATCCAATAAAGAAGAAGTGAAACCGCTTATTTCATTGATGTGTTTGAAAAGGTCAACTATAACTGTGACTACGGATTTAATGATGTTGATACCAATATTTATCGCGGCAAAGAAACCCTCAAATGCACTTTTTACTTTTGCCATTGTTTCTTCGCTCATTCGCAGTTTTTGAGCAAAGAAATAAACAGAAGCGGTAAATTCGTACAGCTTTTCGGCATCGAGTTCACCGAAAATATCATGAAACGCTTCTTTGATAACATTTGCAACATCTGTTATAGCGTAGAAAAGGTTCCAGAAAGCCCCGGTTATGTGGTCTTCGTCATTTGCGAACAGAAGGTTTCTTCCGTTCATCTGCTTCCAAGTATCAAGAATCCGGTTTCTTTCGACCCCGCCGGATGTAAAAACCTTCTCCATTTCTTTAGAAACATCTGTCCAAAGACTTTTAGCTTCATTGTAATCCCCGAGAATTGTTTGCCACGTTGTTGTCCACTGAGAACCGGCTGCTTCCTTAAGAGTATCCATCATCTGTGAGAAGGTCTTTACTTCCTGTGCAGCTTCATTGGCTTTTTTACCGACTTCCGTTGTTTCATCGGCATATCTGGCAAGCGTTTTAGTAAGGACTTCTGTCGTCATCCATTGAGCGCTCAGAGATTCATTAAATCCCGTCAGCTCGTTGAACCAATCCGAGGTGTTGCCATTAGCATCGGCGGTAGTGCTTATGTAGTCACCGCCTTCTTCAACAAGTGTTCCTAAAGCTACAGCGGTTTTTATCAGCTCTTGTTTGAACTCAACAGTAGCCATGTTAGCATTTTCTATCGACTTCCAGTCAATAAGCTTTACAGATCCGGCAGACAATGCCTGTGCAAAGTTATACATTGCGTGGGATGCTTGCTGCGCGTTTGCCCCGGATACCGCTGCTTCATTGCTTATACCCTTGATAGCAGCGACTGCGTCTTTCAAGCTAACGCCTGCGTTGGTAAACTTGCCGATACTTGCCTTCATATCGGCAAAAGAATATATCGTTTTATCAGCGTAAACATTAAGCTCGTCTAAATACTTATTAACAGTTTCTAAGGAAGGAGCTTCCAGACTGTTGAGCATTACCTGTACTGAGTCAATAGTCTCTTCATATTCGGCAAAACCAGCAGATATGTTCTCAATAGAATACTGTGAAATGGCAGTCAAAGAGTTTATAACGTTCTTAACAGCCGAATAAATGTCATCGGTAATGTTTTCAATAGTCTTTTTAATAAATACTCCGCTGGCAGAAAAAGCGTTTTCGACACCCTGTATACCGTTGATGAGCGGAGAAAGGTCCGTCGTTTTAGCTGCGTTGTTTATACTTTCAAAGCCTTCTTCCGCACCCTTGAAATTCAGCTTACTTTTAAGCTTTTCAAGAGTACCCATTGTAGTCTGCACATTGGATTCAAACTGCTTGTTATCAAAGCGCATTTCCACAACGCGCTCGTCTACTGTTTTGCTCATAGCTTCGTGACCTCCTTCCACGCATCATCAGCTATCCTGTCGAATATAGGCTGTATCGCAGGATTGATATAGTCTCTTCCTTCAACCCAACCACCGTTCCTTGTTGCATGACCGTACTGCAATATTATAGCTATCGGCACTCCATTTTGAATATTTGAGTTAAGGAACTCTATAGTTACAGAATTTTTATTGTTTTTTATCTCGTAATACCATGACCCGGCAGTCTCGCCGCTGTCAATAGGCGTCGCAGACGCAAGAGCGGCTACGCCTTCTTTACCGTATTTATCAAGCGTGCTTAAATGTACGGCACTTTTTAATCTTTCCAAATAGCGGGTAAACTTTTTGAAGTCGCCCTTTTGTCTGAAACTTATCATTTATGTCCCCTTATTTTTTATCTGTGCCGAGAACGCCTCTTGCTATGCGGTCCTCGACTCTCTTGTTCATCCACAGTAAGGCTTCCTCTATATGGGTAAGCGCACAGGCATTTTCACGGCATGAATATTCGCCGCTCTGAAAGCCCTGTAATCTGTCACGGACTATTTCAAGCAGGTCGGTGTCAAGAATACCGTGAGTGCTGCTTGTCATTTTTCTCGGACCATTTTGAAAAACGATAGGGAAGACGAAGCCGTTATCCGTATGAACGTCATATGCATGATTGGCACCACCGATGCCTTTTTCGTCTATGGCGTAAACAGTATTTAATTTTTCTCTCTTCTGGATCGTTGATAATTCTCTCATAAACATCCTCTTTCAAACTTTTATTAGGTCTTTGTTATTTACCCAACTGTATATCTCTTTTAGCAAACTCATTTCGCCGCTGACTTTGGATATTGTAAAGCGTTTTTCGCCTTTGAGAGATTCGGGTATCTTTGTTGTGCTGCCAACACCTGCATAACCTACGGCGGTGGTTTTGATAGTTACCTTATCGCCGATCTTCAAAGCTTCGTTGTCGGCGGTTCCGCTGTCGTTGTAAACTATATACAGACATTTAAACCAATACTCCCAGAAGCTGTCGAGCTTGCGTTTTACAACACCGTCTCCGCGAGAGCCGAGAGTACTTTCTATCGTATAACCGCCACCGATATAAATGCCGACATGAGGATGTGTCTTGCTGTAAACTATTAATCCCGGTATCTCCGGTATACCTGATATTCGCCCTTTTTCATTAGCTGTTTGATACATATATCCTGCGTTCACGTCGGGAAAACCGGCTTTGCCGTAATTCGGAGAGCCAGTACCGCCGTCAGGTTTACCGCTCCAGTAATAGGATTTTATAAGTCCGACGCAGTCAACGCCGTAGCAACCCTTGCCCGCAGCCGCTTCCAGTTCAGCATATCTCGCAGCGGTGTAGCCGGTACCGGCTTTGGTGCCGTACATACTTTTAAGGACGGTAATGTATTCTTTTGTTATTGGACGCAGAATACCTCCCCACATATATTTAGTCTTTAAAGCAAGTGCTTTCTCGGCGTGCCGCACCAATCCGGTGTTCGTGTATATGTTTGCCATTTTATCACCCTTTCGAGTTAAATCGTTTTCTTCTTGCCGCATTCAGCTCTGCGTTTCTGCTCAAGATGTCGCGTTTGCTCCATTTCTTAGGCGGTTGGTTTTTTATGCTGCATACTCTGATAAGCGTGAGCAATCGGTTCAAATGCCATTTCTGACATTCAAACGGAATGTTCAAAGCTATCATCCAGTAATAGATAAGCTCCGCAGTTACCTGTTCGCGCTGTGGACTGCTTCTCCGGTCTTGGCGAAAGGTTGTAGCAGTCATAGGCTTTTCGATGTATCGGTTTATCTCTTCGTAATGCTTGCTGGTAAGCGCATAGTATACCGCATCCGAAACGTTGCGACTGAGCGTCATAAACTTTACGTATTCTCGCATCTCCTGCGCCGTTTTTGCTTCTTTCGAGAGAAACGGCTTCTCGAATTTCGACTCCCATTTTGAAAGCGAGACGAGAGAGTGTTCAAGCTGCAATGTTTGCTCCGGCACATATATAAGCTGGCTGCTTCTCTCGTCCAACAGTTTAGTATAGGGTACTGTTATAGGCAGCATTATTGATCCAAAGGAAGTGCCGGTTTCTTATCGCCTATGTCGAAATTAATCAGACCGTTTACGAACTTGGATGCGGCTCCTGCATCAGTAGAAAGCTCCATAAACAATTCGGCGTACGCCTCGGTCTGAGAAAAAGCCTCCGAAAGCTCTTTGCTTTTTTTGAAGTATTTTCCGTCAGGCGACTTTTCTCCATATGACTTAAGCAGGAGTTCTTTGAACACTTTGATGATGGATGCGGTATCTTTGGATTTTATGATCTTTTCAAGATATGCGGAAAATCTACCTTCCACACTCAGCTCCATTTCAGCAACCTCAGCTTTTGAAAGGTTGAACAGAAACTCCTCGGTTCTTTCAACGCCGTTATAGTCGGTATATTTTATTGTTTTTATAACCATTTTGAATTGCTCCTTTCATATAAAAAGGGGACGCATCGACCGTCCCCGTATAAACTGTGCTTTATGCGGCTTTCATAAGTTCCGCGATCTCGTCCGGCAGAGGCAGTCTCGGCTCCGTGTCCTCTGTTCCGTAAAGAATGTCTTCGAGTGCCTTGAGTTTGGTTTTGTCCGCTTTTGTAGAATTGATAACGATATGCGCGGTAGGTTTGTAACCTGTTACAGTAAGCGGAGTAGTAGAAAGATCCCAAGAGAATGTGATCGCATCGGGGCTGTCGTTTATAGTCTCGAAACCTGCTTCCGATGGTGTTACCTGCGCGGCGTAAATAATGTGCAGCTTATAACCGTAATTGTTAAGGTCAACATCGTTGCCAAGTGTACTTACAAATGTAAAGCCGAACTGCTTTCTGTTCTGCTGACCTATCATAACTCCGGGAGCGATCTCGGCAGAACCGTCACATTCCGCAAACTCATCAGGATACGTATATGCTTCTATCGAAGCTTCAAAGTCCTCCGCGGCTATAAGGTTCAGGTACTTTATGTCGTCTGCATACAGTGCGTTCGCGTCCGCTCCAGTAGGCTTTTCAGTCACAGATGTAAGACCATTCCATGCCACGCCCTTTGAATACGTTCCGTTAGTATCCATAAGGTAAAGTACGCCTTTCTTGACGCCGGTTTCGTAAAAACGTTCGCCGGTCTTGTCCCATGTTAATGTACTCATAAAAATTCCTCCTGTCAGAAATAAAGCAGAAAGACCCAGTGATTCAGATTGTCTGCCGTATAGAATCTATTGAAACTCGTGGGGAGTTCGGAAAGGAGACTATCGACAAACGTTGAATCCGGGTCTTTATCTATTAGTGTTATTTTGTATCTTTTGATTCGTGTATATGACGTATTGTCAGCGTAGTTTATATCTATGTCGTCAAGCGCATATACTATGCATGGATATGACATCCGTATTGTTTCGGGAGGCTGGAAATAAACATTCCGGCTCCCTAAAATATCTGTCAGAAGTTTCTGGAGTTCAAGTCTCCGCTCCATTGTATACACCCCCGAAAGTAAGTATAAGCCGTGGATGCTGAACCTCAACGTTGGTCACTGTCCACTTTACGCCTCCCCATATCACATACCGCATGAAACCAAAATGCTCAAACGCATACGGGTCGGCGACTATGCTTATCTTATTGTTGACAGTTATATCATCGTTAAGTTTGTCCGCGCCTGAATACTTGGAGTAAAACTGAATAACATCACCGTAATATTCTCGTTCCGTGATCGTTTCCTGCCATACGCCCGAGCCTTCAAACGTTTCTTTTGTTTCGCTGTAGCCGATCCTGCCGCAAAATTTGCTCATTTTGATTATTCCTCCGATTTACGCTGTTTCCTCGAACTCAAGAGCTATAGCGGAATAAGGCTTGATAAGCGCCCCGGAGCAGCGTGTTTCTATCAGATACTTCTGAGCGTTGAAGTCAATGTCAAAGTCATCAAACATATTTACCGCACCGCCTTTGTCTGCGCCGACATTGTAATCTGTGAGATTTACTACTATTCCGCCAAGTTCGCGTGTCTTGGAATCGACCGTTCTGGTCTGATTCTCCATTACAGGTACTGTCACTATTTCCTTTACACGAAGCTTTGTAGCCAGCTTGTCCGCAGAATCATACATATAGTGACCGATGCCGTCTTTAAGAAGCAGGCAGTCGGTGAGCAGGTCTTCTGTCATGAAAAGTGTCGGACTGCCGGAACCCTTGTAGTACTTGAACGACCTGATGACGGTATCTATAAATGCGGAAGCTCTGTCCTCAAATGTCATACCTGTTTTTGTCTTTACAACGCTGTTTATGGTGTAAAGTTCATCGTCTTTCCATATAGGACGGATATTCTGCTCGTTTATCTTATCATCCGAAGAAATAAGTCTGCCGTCACCGATAAGGTAGGCACGCGCAAGTTCCTCATCAAGCATCATGCGCATTTCACGCTTTAACCAAGCAACCACATCGAAATCCGTAATGTCGACAACATCATCACGATCAAGCTTCTGCTTTTTATATACGGTAGTGGGGGAGGTAGTTCTTTTCAAGAGACTGAATACTTCCTCTTTCTTCATCTTGCCCTTGATGTAACCTTTCGCCCTCGCTTCGTCCTCTGTAAGATCTGCCTGCATGGATTTGATGCGTGAGAAGGGTGTATGATGTACGCCATTCATTACTTTCGACACCCAACCCATATCTCTTGTTATCATTTCGGGCGGGGTGTTAAGGTTTTTAGCCTCCGGGAACAGATAGTCGATATCTGTGATACCATGCTGCAACACACTTTCTCTTAAGCTGCCGTATCTCTTTCCGTCGGCAATGATAGCCTGCATTTCGCTGTGGCTGAGGGTGTTGTCCATGGTTTCATCGTCCTTGTCGAAAATGTTATGCTTCATTTCGTCGTCTCCTCCTTGTTTTTCGGTTTTTCCTTTGTTCTTATCGAGAGCCATGCCGACAAGCGCATATGTGACTTTTTTCTGTTTCTCAGTCATCGAGTTCAGTACATCCTGCACTGTTTCGTCATCGTCAGACTCATCTTCTTTCGGTTTCTTCTTTTTGTCTTCGCTGCCATCATCGTCGTCTTCTTCTACCTCGGCGGCGTGCTGCAAATATGTGGTATCATCGTCCTCAATTTCGGCAGAATGACCGAACTCAAGAGGTTGATTGTAGTAGATGTAGAGTTCATTGTCTACGGGCATACCATGCTGTATCACCTGATCTATTCGAGCGCCGGGATTTGCACCCGCAAGCACGAGACTTACCTCGCGTATCATGCCGTGTACAACGTTGCCTCCGCGCTTGCGAAGACCATTTGCGTATATAGACAAAGAATCGACGTCTCCATGCTCGACAGCCACCCTTGCCGCCTGTCCCGATTCGCTGTCATTGAACGCGCAATAGGCGTATACACCGTCTTTACAATTTTTCAGCAGTGCGTGTCCGAGAACATCTTCTGGACGGTCATGCTTGTGATTCCAGACAAGCGGTACGGTCGAGCCGTCGTTGTCCTTGAATGCGTCTTTCAGGATCGTTAGTCCATCTGCGCAGCGAAGGTTATTTTTCGTAGCCCAGCCGCAAAAATCATAGGTCATTTTGATTTTCCTCCTTTATACCTTGTGCTTTCCCCATGTGTGTGTCGAACGCAATCCGCTTCTGTTTATCGTCGAACTGCTGCTCGATTTCGATGTTGATTTTGTTTTCTTTTCTTTCTGCAAACTTATATCAGAGAGCATCTTTGCAAGTTCTTCCTCGTACTTTTTGTCATACTCTTCTTTGATACGTGCCGATTCAGCCTTATGCTCTGAACGAAGCTCCGAGCTTGAGTTCTTGAAATCCTCTCTGAGGTGCGAACTCGTATCTTTATGCTGCGAACGAAGATCGCTGCTTGCAGACTTAAAGTTTTCACGTGATTCAGCAGATAATGCTTTATGTTCGGAGCGTGTCTTTGCGCTTGCCTCGCCAAATTCTGCCTGCAAATTCTGCCGCTGCTTCTGATTGGAAGCTCTCAAATCTGCTATCTGTTTGTATATATCTTCTTTTCGTGCGGCTTTCTGTGCTTTACTCATGCCTTGAAGCGCGCTTCGCAGCTTGTCTATCTTACTCTGAGTTCTTTCGCTGTGTTGGGCTATCAGTCTCGATTTTCTTTCGCTGAGTTCTTTAACTTCTTTGTCAGTTTTGTTCTTGCTGGCATCTATCTGACGATCTTTATTGCCGCGTTCGCTGTCGATACGCGAGTTCATTCTGTCTTTGCTTGCGGCAATGCCGGAATCCTTATGCGCGCGAAGAGAATCTATCCTTTTATCTGTCTCTTCTTTATGTTTAGCGATTTTATTTTTACGTTCCTCGGTAAGGGCTTTTTTTACATATCTTGCAGTCTCTTTCCCTTCGTCGTTAAGCCCCGCTGTGGAACGTCTGCCTTTGAGCTCCCGGTGCTCCATATAGTATTCATGAGCTTTGACCGGGTCATAGTACGGAGAAGCGTAATGCTGCAAATAACTGTCAAGGAACTCCCAGTCTTCATCTATAGCGTTATGCTCGACTTCTTCATCGTTGAGCAAAGCTTCAAGCTCGTCAAGCTGGGCATCAAGGTCATCGAGGGCAGTTTCGGGGTCTTCCTCATCAGTTTCTTCCATGTCAAGCTCTTCATCGCTTTCCATACCCTCCTGAAGTCTCGGGTCATCACTTGCCATGTTAAGATTCTTATTCCTGAGCATATCGGCATTAGGATCGTCACTGGGCTTCATGCCTACTATCTGACGTATCTCATTTGAGGTCATGATCTCGTTTCTTGTGAACTTATCCGCTATCTCGGAAATATCCGATACAGGAACCAGCTTGAACGGATCGCGGAAGAACTCTACAGACTGCAATTGCGAACGAGCAGTCTTTGACAGAAATTTTCGCTTCATTTCCTCAGAGATCGCTGACAGTATCGGCTCTATCGTTCGGTCGTAATAGTTCAGCATCGTCTTTTCGTCGGCGGTGCCATCGAGTATAGCCTGCGATATACCGAGCTGGCTGTAGAGCATATTTGTCAGATACTCTATCTGAGACATAAGGTTGTTTTCCAGCGGACGATTAAGCTGGGTTATACGCTCCGTTCCGTCAGTGTACGCTATGCCATACTTGGAACCCGCAAGCTGCTCAACAATATCGCGCCGCCTTTCCTCCGCCTGCCTTTTTCTCGCTTCGGTCTTGATAATATATGGAAGCTGAATGATAAGGTCGAGCTTGCCGGCACTGCTTTGTTCGTCTATCGCATCAAGAAGACTTAGTTTTCGGATAAGACGCTGCATAGTCGAGTTCGGCTCATTTATTACCGCAAATAAAGGATTCTCGATTATAGCGGCTTTATCTTTGCCGATTATTACTTCGTCTTTACGACCTATGCGGTCATTGTACAGACGTATTCGGATATGTTCAGGGTACCATTCAAGTATTTGTGCGGTTCGCATCGTGAGAATTGTATCTGCGCTCACACCACCCGGTTTTGTATCAACCGGTACAACCGCAACACATCCTTCGTCAAGCATAGACATCACAATATCCTGCACAAAAGCTCGTCCGGTCTGGTCGATATTTGCCTCGGTAGTCAGGCAATTGTTTAGCCCCGATTCTATAGGTTCAAGAAAGCGGTTGTTTTCGTCGAGACGAACGTGCATCAGGTTCACAGCGGAAACATCTATTGCTATACGGTTATATACTGAGGTCACGATAGTCTTTTCGTTGCCTCTGGTGAACCGAGGTCTGTCCGGACGGTAATAATAGCTCTCGCCTATGTCTTTGCGGTTTAACGTCGGATCACGGTTCATAAAAACGTTCCAGGCATTTTTCAACCTGGAACCGAAAGAATTGTTCATTTTGATTGATCACCTCGTTATACAAAAAAAAAAAAAAAAAAAAAAAAAAGAACCGTATTATAACGGTTCAAATTGTTTTATTCTTCTTCCGGCGGTGCGTCTTTAATATGATTCTTAAACCTTAGATAATTCAAATCTAAATTCGGGTCATCCTGTATTTCTTGCTCGTCGCTAAGTTTACTCAGATTGTATTTTTCTATTTCTTGGTCAGTCATAGTTTTACCCTTTCTCCTTTCTTTACTAATTCTTTGCGTACATATTCATAATTTCCGTCAACTTCCTGGGGGGTAACGAGATTTGAAACGGGCTCGGTAGATATGGTTTTTAAAACTTCATTAGCCTTAAAAATTACTATCGGATCATGCGCACTATTATATACCCCTTGGTTATTATCATCAACCATCGCATCGTACTTATTTGACATATTTTTCATGTACTCTTTTGTACTGTTATATGCCCACGATGCTTCCATCGCATGGTTAAAAATACTATAGGCAACTTTATAATCCTTATCGGTTTCAAGGTGGTCGAGATCAATGTCTCTATAGTCTTGCCTCTCCTGTGCGTTTCCTACACCATAGGTTACGAGAAGCTCGCGTACCTTCTTGAGGTCTTGTATTAGCTGTTTTTGCGGAAGCGCCTTAAACTCGTCTATACGCTCTTTTTTGGTTGGCATCGTCAGATCTTTGACGAGTTCGTACTCGTGTTCTTTTACAAAAGATGCACCACGATACGCCGCCAAATATTTAGAAAAGGGACCTTTATACACGGCAGAATCCCATTTATCATCAGGATTGAAAACATACATCGGTTTTCCGCTGTTTTTATAGTCATCGGAATTAAGCGTAGCCGATACACTATTTAAGCGGGTGCCTTTTTTCAGTACCTTATCTTCAATAGGATAAGGCGGTCCTCTTCTGACGCCCCAATGCTGTCCTTCTATGCCGTGATGTTTTAAATATGCTTTATTATAACACAAATCGTTCATTATTGTCAACCTATTCTTTCTTATTCAAACGCCTCTCTGTTAAGTTTATATGCCACAAAAGCGTCCATCATTGCTGCGACGGCATCTATCTTAGCGTCATGCCTTTTCTTCAAAAGCTTACGATTACCGTTCGTGTCTTCCATAGTAATACAGTTACCCATAGCAAAGGTCATGAGTTCTTCATCAAACAAAAGCAATCTGTCTTCTGCAAGCTTCTTAAGCTCGCCTAAAGGCACAGATTCAGTCTTCGCGCCTTGTATGACTTTCTCAATGCCGAACGGTCCGTTTTCGGATTGCCAGCGCTCAACAAATTCTCTGGCGTTATACGGGTCAAAACCCATGCAGCGCACATCATAGCCGCGCTCGATAATGTGAGCATCAAGGTCATCGTACACTTCCTGCATATTAAGCACTGTACCGTCCATGACCATAAGACTGCCTTCGGACATAAACGAATCGTACTTTATGCGCATAGCCGCCGAAAGCTTCATCAGAGTAGCGTTTGATATGTAGTTTCTTGTTTTTATTCCGAAAGCTCCGCCCCTGAGTGGGAACATGAAAGTAAAGGAACAGAAGTCATCACCCTGCGACAAGTCAACGCCCATAGAACACGGCATTTGCCAGAAGTCACGCTTGCGGTGAGGGAGAGTTTCTTCGTAAGTGAAGAAGTATGTGTATCCCTCCATAGGCAAGTCGAACCTTTTGGCTAAAATATCATTGCGAGCGGCAGGCTCTTTCTCGGCTCTCTCAACATCAAGCTGATAGGTTTCGTAGCTCACAGTCTTTCCAATGTTCGGATTGGCTTTCATCCACATTTCGGGGTCTCCGACTTCATCCAGAGAATCAAGTTTGTACCACCAGATAGAGACATGAGGGTTACGATACTCGCCTTTGAGTATCTTCATAAGCTCCATTTTGATAGTATCGCCTGACCCGTTACGGACTGTACCCTCCGAACTCATAGCGACTATGATGTAGTCATTTGAGCCGGTAGAACTTTGCTCTTTTGTGGCACCTTGCTCCAACGCACCGATAACATCCTCTTTGATGTCTCCGGAAAGCCATTCGTCTACAGTTGCTATCTTAAGCTGCAAACCTTGAAGCTTGTCTATACGCATGGGTCTTATCTCCAGAAGGGAGCCGGTGAGAAAATTTTCTATGCCTTTCTTTGTCGAAGCAAGCTTTACACGATTCGCTTTGGAGCCGGTGGTGTTTTGCAGCGAGCCTTCGGTAAGAAACTTGAACAATGGACCTCTTGAACGGGTTATCGCTGTTCTTAGCGGAGACAGAACTTCCTCCGCCTGCTTCATCGTCGGGGCGGTAGTGATCTGATGGGTTGTCGAAGTATCGACATTGAGGAAATATCCGTGCAGTGCAGAACCGTATATCGACTTTCCCGCACCTCTCGATATTATGAGGTACTGCTTGTTGATGAGCCGTTTCTTGATCCGTTTACGGACATAGTGTCCGCCGTGACCATCTGTATTCGGAACGTATACGCTGCGATCTATGAAATAGTACCAGCCGAATATCTGTTCTCCCCAAAGCTTGAAAGTATCCAGTAAATTAAGGTCAGAGCCGTCTGTAAGCGTAAGCTCGTTCTCGCAGTATGCTATCCAGCCTTCTACTGCTTTGTCATCGTAATAAACCCCGGGATCGGCTATGAGTTCGTCTATACGTTCCATCTCCATTGCTATTTCACGGCATATCGGTATCTCTCCACTCATAACGGCATCGCGAAATTGTCCGTAATATTTCGGTACGGCGGTGTTGGATAACATTTTCGACCACCTCGACTATTCCAAAGAGGGTGGGATAGGAAAGCCTAAATAACGAAGAAAATCTTTGCCATCCTTACCATATTTTTTATAGTAGTCAGATGCTCTTTGGCGCATTGCATCGTCAACATGACTTATGGATTTAATAGATAATGTATTAGCGGAATCCAACACTATAACCGGATTTTTGGTAACTCCCTGCGATCTGTCATTTTCGTCCCTCAGCATATTATAGCCGGCTTTTTTCACTTCACGAAAATAAGATTCTTTAATATCATCAAATCCGTTGTCATAGAATGTTAAAACAAAATTGGCATTTCGATAGTCTTGGGTCAATACATTTCGTTCGCTCTGCCTGATTAAATTATCTAATTCTTTTACGCTGTAGGCTCTTCGCTCGGCTCTATACGCCTCACCTGCTCTTTTAGCGTATGAAGGATTGTCTTTTAACATTTGAAACCATATTCGCGAGGCTTCCCCAGTCGAAGGGCAATGCAGGTCTTTTTTAACTTCTAAAGTCAGCAAAGCATTACGGTTCATATCGCCAAACGCGCCGCCTTCTTTAGTTTGCATTATGTACTTTGCATTGTCATTTGCGGTAAAAGAAGCGTAGTTCATACCCGGATACAACTTTTTCTTTTTAGCAGCATCCGAATTTTCATCAACAAGTCTTTGCATTATTGCGCCTTTAGAAATGGTAATGCTTCCGTCTTTATTTATATGATATGTGCCAACTTCTGCTCCTAAAGGGTATGGCGGTCCGTTCTGAACGCCCCATTTTTGCCCCGGAATCCCATGATGATATAATTCCAAAAATATCACTTCCTTTCATTTAGGGCATTGACATTTTATAACATTTATGGTATAGTTATAGTAAAAATAGAAGGAACTACTAAGACTTATGTTTGTTTTCATACTCGGTAATTTCTTTGTCTATCCGTTTTCTTTCGGGGCTCTTTTGTCGAGCGTAATAAGAGCTTATTTGAGAATTAGAGTGACTATGAATAAAAGCTAAACCACCGCTTATAGTGCTACCAAGACTTGCAACAGCTATTGCATAAGGTGTTTTACCCGTGTATTTCAGTATTCCTGCAACCGCTGCGGCACCGGTACCTACTGCTGCTTCAATACTGTAATTCTTCTTTATACGTTCGCCTTTTTCGTAACGTATTCTTCCGTGGTCCGCTTTATAGTCGAGCTTCAAAGCGTCATAACTTCGATTAAGTGTTCTCTTAGTAGCTTTGACTTCATCTCGAGAGCCGTTTCCAGATTTCTTACGCTCTTTGGCATCGTTGTAAGCTGATTCGGCTCGCTTATATCGTTCTAAACCTTTTTGGGTGTATGTGCCATCGTAGTTCTGATAACGCCTTACGCCCCATTTCATGCCTATCACACCGTGATGGTATAGTTCATCGCCCATTGATAACCTCCTAAAGTTAAGTTGATATTATATACGGGAAGGGAAAATAAAATGATAGAAGCTAATCTTTTAAGTGAAAAAGACGTTTTAAATAGAATTGGTGCTACCGATTTTAGAAGCATCAAGAAAGAACAGTTAATCGAGTTTGTGTCGGCTATCCCATATATGCCAAAAGAGGTAGCGATAAAATGCATAGAACAATTTCCTGAATTTCACAAAAATGCAACTGAAATGATTCGACAGTTAAACGTTTTATGCGAAAACCTGATTGCTGACAATAAGGATAGTAGAGATAAAGCCATACATTCGTACCAACTGATTTTAGAATCTGAAATCGCTTATCTTGAAAAGAAACCTTATATATCGCATCGAAAAAGGAAAGAAATTATAAATCAAATGGTAGAGATAGCCGATAAAATAACAGAGATTCATGAATTGAACACTAAGCATCAGAATACGTTCATACACTCCGTAGTCGGCGTTGTCGCTTTGGCAATCGTAGTAGGAGGTACTGTTTTGGGTGTGAAAATAAATGGTGCAAAACGCTTATGAATTTCATCCTTTAAATCTGTCGATAAGTTTAACAACGGCATCATAGTTATTCGCTATACCTGCTACAGCCGTAACAAGTGAGCCAACAGTTGTTAGTCCAGTGGTAATGTATTTTACATACTCTTTTCCTTTATTAACAGTGTTTGGGTTTAAATCATGGGCATATTGCCTTTCCATTTGAAGACGATTTATCCTTTTTCGTAATTCAGCATCGCTCATTTCAGAAACTTTCATTTTGTTATCATGCGCTCGGGCATAATCAGGGTGTACCTCTTTTTTGTTCTGGCGATTTATTTGTGGTTCCTTTCCGCTGCCTAAAGGATATCGTCCGGAGCCAACTGGCGCCCCATCTAACTTGCTTCTTCCGTAATGGTAAAGTTCATCTGCATAAAGCATAAGATCACCTCCTTCCTCCTATGTCTTATAATCCACCGTCGAATTTATCCTCCACTCCAACTCTGCAATACTGCGGTTCATAGCTTCTATAACGGAAGAACTGAGCGGCGGGTCGAATATCAGCTTGACTTTCTGATATACATATGTTTTTATCATTTCGGTCTTGGTGTCATCCGTAACGAACGCATTCCAAGTTGCATCTTTATCTTGTATAGAAAACCCTTCGACACCCACGCCGAGTTGATTGAGAATGCTGAGTACAGAGTTAATATGCATGATAATGTCAGGATCGAAATGGGTCTGTTCTTCGGGAATACCGAGCAATTTCTTTATTGATGTGAGAATACTTTCGTTCATGTGTTCCTCCTTTCAATGTAAAGCAGAAGAGCCCTTGTTCAGGACTCTTGAGCTTTTAAATTATTTACGATCTTCGTATTTCTCAAATATTTCTTTGTGTTCTAATTCAAACGCTTTATGGATGGTTAATAATAGAGTGCCTATATATTTGTCGTCTATAGCGTCTGAGCCTAATAATGTATGAGCAAAGTCATATATTTTAAGGTATAGTCTTAAACGTACAAGCGTAAGCTTCCTTCCATTGTTCCCAATCATAAACCATTTGTACAATTGCACAAGTTTCATAGCGAGTTTATAATTTTTAATCATAAATAAACCTCCTTTCCATAACAGTGTTTGTAAATTTTGCGCTTGACATTTCTATACATATATGGTATATTAGAAATGGAAGCCGTGCAAAACGCTGTTTAATTTAGGAGGATTATATGGCAAAATTTCAAATAGTTAAGTCTTTAGGTACAATGTCATCAAAGGCAATCCATTCCATTAGCAACTTAGTAAAAAATGGAGCAAAGCCAATAGCGGCTAAATCCACAAAGATTCTTCCTCATATTCATCGCTTTGATATACTCATGGTAGAAGCAGTGAAGAAGAAAGCGGAATACGCCCCCGATATTGTAGCTATGCATAAACAAGGCTTAAACACTAAGTACATCGCAAAGGTGCTTGGAATGAGCGAATCTTATTGTAGAAAACTTCTTAAAAGTGCAATAGCTGAATGATCACTTCTTCCATGGACAAGTATCGTTCTTAGTCCTCTCGACAGGCTCTTTGGGTAAAAGAGAACTGTCACCGTAATGTATCGCGTTGTGGGTCATATGCGATACACAAACAAGAAATTCCGGGTCGGTAAGATACCGCGTATTCTCCAGAATATCATTCTTTGATATGGGGTTTATGTGATGTATCAGAATCTTCCCGGATATTTCTTTACCCTCAACGCCGAGGTCGCAGCCGTTGTCCCGTATTATTACTAAATCGCGGACTTTCTTCCATTCACGCGATCTGTAAAATATCTGGTTAAGATACCGGTCGAACCCGAAGGTGTCATTGCCGACTATACCACCGAGTTTCAGATAATCGAAACGTTCTTCAAACGCTGCAAATTGTATCATCTCAGAATATGTTCTAATACTCATCGTTGGGGATCTCCTGTCCGCTGTATCTGCGCATAGCGTTCAGCGCCTCACCGTACATTTCCTCGATTTTCTGAGCCGTATGGAGAGACTGTGTCTTTGCTTCGATAAGATCTTTCTGTTTTTCAAGTATCTCTTTCTCAATACGTTCCTTTGTGGAACCGAGTTTGAGATAATGGGTGATTACCTGTGATGAAGCAGTACCTTCTATAAGCTGCTTCTCTGCTAAGTCGATCGCAAGCGCGATCATTTGATTTTCTCTTGCCTCCGGAGACAATGCAGGGCGAATTTTTTTCTCCGGCAGAGAAGTTTTAGATGACTTTTTCACCCTTTTGCCTCCTTTGCGAAAATATAATTGCCAATATGCAGACTTTATGCATAGTTTGGCAGAGAATATTGGCGGTTTCACAGTGTTTAAAGGAACCTGCGAGAAGGTTTCACAGGAAGTTGTCGTCTGCTGAAAGGAGAAAATGCAGTTCTTTGGGTTTTTACCACGCAGGCTCCTTTAAACACTGTGGCGTAGCTATAAAATTGTTTTCCAAAAATATCCCGCGGGGAATTTTTGAAG